ATTGACGGCGTGACCGACGGGCTCACCGGCCGTGACCGCAGCGTTCCCGCGCCTGCTTCCCTGGGTGTGCCCGGAGAGGCATTCGGCGGGCTGTTCCCTGGCTCCTACCGCTACCACCTGACGCATGTGCGTCTGTCGGACCGGCTGGAAAGCCCGGCCATCAGTTCTGAGCCCATCGCCATCAACAACGGGTTCCGATTGGACGGCCTTCCGCAGCTGGACGGCCACGCCATCAATGTGTACCTGAGCGGCTTGGACGGGGAGGGCGGCTACCTTGCGGGCACCACCACCACGGGGAGCTTTGAGTACACCGGCAACAACGCGGCGCTGGTGCTGCCCTGCCGCACGCTGGGTGCGCTGCCGTTCCCGGTGGGCACATACACGGCGTTCTGGCGCGGCCGGGTTCTCACGGCCGTAGGCAACACGCTTTGGGCCTGCCGCCCGAGCGCGCTGCACCTGTCTGACTGGCGCGACTTCAAGCAGCTGGTGGGCGGCATCACCGCAGTGCAACCCGTGGACGACGGGATCTATGTGGGCACCGACAAGGATTTGATTTTCCTGGCTGGCACCACCTGGGACACCCTGGCCCATGTACCGACCCTGCGCGGGCCAGTGGTGCATGGTTCTGGAGTCTCTGCCCCAGGCGACCGCCTGAAACTTGGCGACGGCACGGGCGGCGGTACAGCCATGCTGTGCATTGCAGGTGGCGAGGTGGTGGCCGGGTTCAATGGCGGCCAGACCTCCAGCCTGACCGGCGACCGCTACAAGACGACAGCCACCGAGGTGTGCACGACCTTCCGCGAGATTGATGGCATCCCCCAATACATCGCGGTTCCGCAATGAGCAACATCCGCAACCCGTTTGTGTTCACTCCCACGGGCCAGGCTATGCCCGTGGCAGCGCCGCCCGTGCTGCGGGTGATGGAGGGCCGCGCCACGGCCGAGCAGCTGGACATGGCGCAGAAGGTGTTTCACCAGTTCTGCACCCGCGCCCGGCTGTCGGTGGTGCCGAACCCGCGAGAGGGTGGGTTTTTGCCAGATGGATCGCGCTACGAAATCAACGTGGTGGGCACAGTGCAAACCATGCTGCTGTGGCCGGTGGGCAGCGGCGGCGGCGCGTTCATCGCGTGGACGGCGTTTTTCAATTCTTCGCATCTGCCCATCTGGGAACGGCCACTGGTTGACTTTCCGTATGACGACCTGCCGCCCAGGCCAGAGCCGCCTGGGCCTGAGCCTGAGTATCCACCGCTTGCAGAGGCGTATGCCTTTGCGACGATTACGGGATTGCCGGTGACATTCCCGGTGGGCCTTCATCGTGTCTCGAAGCTTTATATCGGATGGGGGTTGTTGACCGACGAGCCAACCCTGATTGCTGAGGGGTCATGGATTGTCACGGAAATAGGCAGGGTTACCACTGAATTTGTTGACTATGGGTACTACCGGCATGTCCGCACTAACTATTACACCGGAAGCGACTTCTACGAGTCTGTGACAGTTCAGAACCTTGTGGCAGGCGCCTTGAACTATTACAACGAGGATATAGATGGCAGTAACTACAATCCTGTCACCCCATCGCGGACAAGTGTGGCGGGGATGTACGACGCAGCCGCCGCCGCAGCAGCAGCTTACAACGCAGGCGCTATCTCTGCATGGGAAGCTGCTCATGCCGCCTGGAGCGTAGCCCAGGGCCAATACCTCACCGCCCTGGCTGAATGGACCGAGCAGCGCGAAGTCCTGCTGGCACTGCAGCGCCCCTGGTTTCCGGTGCAAGACGCCCGCAACGCGGCCAGGCCATCCCAGGTGGCAGCCGTCAAAGCCCACCTTATGGGCGGCATTGGTGACCGGCACCTGACGGCGCGCATCCTGTCCTTCCCCTACAACGTGGCGTACCGCTCCATACCGGCCCCAGGGGCGGGCGGCACTATCACGAATGAATCAGTTTCTACTTCGACGCTGCTGTCGTTCAGGACGACGCTGACCAACGCGCAGCCGTTCACAACGATCCCGCGATGGGACGATGGCGACAACGATATGTACCCCGAGCGCCTGCTGCGCGTGGATTTCATGCCGCCCGAGAACCTGTTTGGCTGGACGGCCAACGGGTCGGCCCAGTACGGCTACCGGTTCCACATGGAGAACCCGCGCACCGAGCATTACGTGCTGATGCCGCCGGGGCTGAACGGCATCACGGCCACGGTGCCCGATGGCTACTTTGCAGACACGCGGATCGTGCCAGACAACTCGCCCGGACTGGTGGTGTCGTCTGATGCCTTCGTGCCCGTGGGTTCCACGGTGACGGTGGTGCTGTTTGAGTACCGCGTGGCTGACCCCTACACGGGCGCCATGTACTGGACTGGGTGCCCGGACTTGATGCTGCACGACAGCATCTGGATCAGGGACGCGGGGGTCTATATCGATGTCCCACGGGTGGTGGACGAGCTTTTCACAGAGCGCGTGCGGATTGCGGGCGTCATCACCCAAAAGCGCACGGCGTGGGGTACGTGGTCCGCTCCCTTAGAAACGCCACGCGCCAAGCTGGTGCAGGGCGGCTGGGATGCGCGCTACGTGGCGGCGGTGGAATACGTGCGCCCGGCCAAGGCCCCGGCCGCCGTGGTGATCGTGGAAAACCTGGCTGCTGGCGCTAACCCGGCCAGCACGCAGGTTGGCACGTTCCACATGAATGCCACGTTCCTCTGGAATGGGGATGCGCAGGCCATCACCAAGGCCAAAGGGGCGCCATGGGTTGCCGACGCGGCCCTGGCCCCGCAAAAGCAGTTCATTGTCCGCGCCCTGATCGCCACAGGAAAGATCAAGCCATGAATGCCATTGTCTGCAACACGATCAGCGGCGCGGTGACGGAATACACGCGCTTTGCTTTTCAGAGCATCACACCCACGCACGGCGGTTCAGCAACCGGGCTCTATGCGTTCGGTGGGGATACCGATGACGGCTTGGCCATCGTGTCGAACATCCGACTCCCCGCCACGCTGCGCGAGTCCACGCTGAAACATGCGCTGGAGATGGTCTACCTCTCCATGCGCGGCTGCGGGAGCGCGCGGTTTACGGTGCACGGTGCCCAGCAAAGCTGGCATTACCCGTTCCCGATGCGCTCCAGCGGGCAGACACGGTGCCCCGTGGGGCGTGGCATCCGCGAGAACTATCTGGGCTTTGGCTTGAGTAATCCGGCCGGGCAGGCTTTCACGCTGGATCGCGTTGAAGTCCTCAATCGTCAATCGAAAACACGGAGGGTCTAACCATGGCCGACGCAACCAGCAGCGCAGCAGAAATCGTCAACGACAAATACGACCGGTCCATTGACCTTGCCGATGCCGCGACGGCAGCGGTCGAAGGGTTCCAGGTGGCGCTGAATGCCAGCGTGTACCAGCCGCCCACCATGAGCATCACATGGAACACCCTTGCCGCGCCCGTCCTGCCGCCCATCCCGGATTTGCCAGAGTTGCCAGAGATTGCCCTGGCCATCCCAGGCGGTATGCCGTCCGCGCTGACGGACACCGTGGGCAATGCGACGATCGATGATTTTGACGTGGAGATGCCGACGCTGAATTTCGGCGTGGCACCCACCCTGAACATTGGCACGTCGCCGACGCTGCCCGAGGTGCGGGATGTGGCCTTGCCAGATGCACCCACGGTCATCCTGCCGGATGCCCCGGAGTTCCTGACGCTGCAGGCCCACAGCTTCGGTGGTATCAATCTGCACGAAGACTGGTTGGACAAGCTGGACGACATTCCGGAACTATCGGTTTTGCAGCCCGCGCCGTTCGCCTATTCGCCCGGCGCGCGGTACGCCAGCCAATTGCTGGACAACCTCAAAGCCACGCTGAATGCTCGCATCCAGGGTGGAACCGGGCTGGCCCCGGCTGTCGAGCAGGCGATCTGGGACCGCTCGCGCGACCGCGAAACGCAGATTGCCCTGGCGAAAGAGCAGGAGGTTCTGCGTGCATCCGAAGCGCTGGGTTTCGCGCTGCCATCGGGTGTGCTGGCCGGGCAACTGGCAGATGCACGCCGCGAGTACAACGACAAGTTGTCCGGCCTGTCGCGCGATGTCGCCATCAAGCAAGCCGAGCTTGAGCAGGCCAATTTGCAGCAGGCGACGACGCTGGCGCTGCAACTGGAATCCACTCTTTTGGATGATGCCTACAAGCTGGAAGTGCTGGCCGTGGACCTTGCCAAGACCGCCGCCGACAACGCCATCGCCTGCCACAACGCAGCGCTGGAGCAGTACAAAGCCTTGCTGGCGGGGTATCAGGCCTACGCATCGGCCTATCAGACTGTCATTCAGGCCGAGTTGAACAAGGTCGAGGTGTTCAAGGCTCTGCTGCAGGCCGAGCAGACCAAGGCCGATATCAATAGGTCCAAGGTAGAGCGCTACAAGGCCGAGATAGAAGGCGCAATGGCCGCCGTGCAAATCTACCAAGCCCGCGTGGGAGCCGCAAAAACGCTGGTGGAACTGGAGGGCACGCGCATTCAGGCAGGTGCCGAGCAGGTCAAAGCCTTTGTTGCCACGGTCAATGCCGAAACCGCGAAGTCGGAGATGTACAAGGCTACGATCAGCGCAGAGGCTACCAAGGTCGAAGCCGTGGGCACGCTGGCCCGCGCCTACGGTGCAAAGGTTGGCGCCCAGGCAGAGCGCGCGCGTGTGGAGATTGCCAAGCTACAGGTCAAGCTGGCCGCAAAGGGGTTGGAGTGGGACGGCTGGAAGGCTCAACTTTCGGCGGCATCCGCTCAGGTCGAAGCAGCCGCGCGCAGTTCGGCGGTGATGGTGGACGGCTACCGCGCCGGGGCGAGTGCCGCAGAAGCTCAGGCTGGAGCTGTCTCTCGCGTTTGGGAGTCGACCATGAAGCAATACGAGGCAGGCAAAAGCATTGCCGCCCAGGTTGCCAAGGCCAACACTGACGCTGTTCTGCACGCGAACGATGCCCGCATGGAGGCCGCGAAGGTGGGGCTCACCACGTCATCGCAGCGCCTGGCCAGTGCATGGGCCATGGTCAGCGCAAATGCTTCGATCAGCGGCAGCGCATCGCTCAGCCAGACGATTTGATCCTGGCGCCAAACCCCCAGTAGGGTTAGCGCCAAAGGGCGGGCGCCGGAACACTGCGGGGCATGACGATCACGCCCGCCAGTCTCAACCTGCCCATCATCCAAGGCGCCACCTTTGATGAGGCGTTGGAGCGCAGCTTTTTCCCGTACGACACCGAATGGGTTTGCGGCCAGCTTGTCCGGGCCGACACGGGCGCGCCAGTCAATGAGGCTGACCGCGTGCTGGAGAACTACACAGGCTGCTCTGCGGAGGTGCAGCTGCGGCACCCTGAAACCAATGCGCTGATCAAGACACTCTCCACGGCCAATTCCGGCATTGTGCTTGATGCCAACACGCTGCGGCTGCTCATAAGCCACACCGACACCGCAGCGCTGGTGTACGGGGAAACAGCCCCGGCGTGGACGTATGCCGTTGGACACGTCGAAGTCACGCGCGCTGACGGCACCCGCGAGCGCCAATACTCGATCACCTTCCCTCTGAACCCGGAGCTGACGGTGTGAGCACGGTAGTCGAGCCGTCGCCTGATCCAGTTGTCGTACGGCAAACCGCATCGGTTGTCGTTGTGGTGGTGCGCACCCGTGCGGTTGTGGTTACGCCACAGCTCGGCCGTGGTTCCGTGGTGGTTTCTCGAGGGGCTCCCGGCCTGCGTGGAGCTACAGGCGCGACCGGGGCGACTGGACCCATAGGTGCGACAGGCGCATCGGGCACCGGCATCAACCTCATTGGCGAACTGGCAAACACGGGGCTTCTGCCGCCTACGGCGTATTTTGGCGATGCCTACGTTATCAACGACCGAGTTTGGTCCTTTACCGAGAGTGATGGATGGATTGACGCGGGCCCGATTGGCGCGCGCGGTGCCACGGGGGCGACGGGAGCCACAGGAGCTACAGGAGCCACAGGCCCTGCTGGGGCGACAGGTGCAACGGGCTCTGTTGGATCTATTGGGCCAACAGGTGTCACGGGGACGGCTGGCAGCACTGGGGCTACGGGTGCGACGGGTGCCACGGGCAGCGCTGGCGTTACCGGCAGCACGGGAGCAACGGGGGGCACTGGTCCAACGGGAGCTACAGGACCTAATGGGGCGACTGGCGCAACCGGCCCGGCCGGTCCCACTGGAGCCACTGGCAGCGCTGGCGTGGCCGGATCTACTGGGCCGACTGGTGCGACGGGATCTGCTGGAGCTACTGGGTCAACAGGCCCTACCGGGGCGACTGGGCCGAACGACCCACTTGTTGGTGCGGACACCCCACCCTCAACACCCTACCTATGGCAACGCTGGTACTGCACGCTGGATTTCACGGAGTACGTCTACTACCCCAATGAAGGCAGCCCGGCGTGGGTGCCCGCAACAGCCGTGACAGTTGGCGCAACAGGTGCAACAGGTGCAACAGGCGTAGCCGGAACACAGGGCACCTACACCCAATCCACCCGCCCCACTGCAACAGGACCGTGGACATGGTGGGTTACAGACCCTGCAACTGGCGTCATTACTGATTTAGTAGTCAACGACGGGACGTAAACATGGATCAAACACCACTAGCAGGCATCGCCAAAGACACGTCGGTGGGCGAGAGCAGCAGGCTTGCCCGCATCGTTGCGCGCGTGCTCAGTGCCGCCAGCAATGCACTTGGCCAGTTGCGCGTGAGCGTGGACAACACGCCCAACGTGGGCACTGTGACCACCATCACCACAGTTGCCACCGTGACCACTGCAAACAACCTTGTCCAGGTGGGCGGCATCCCCGCAGCGCTTGATCAGTATTACCTCAGCCGCTCCGCCGCCAGCGGTGTGCGCAGTCGCATCAGCTAAGGACTTGAGCCATGCCCACCAGCACCAACAAAAAATTGCTTGACCAAAAATTGTGGGAGCTGTGCATGCCGTGCCCGGTAAGCACATCGGCTAACACTTTCACGGTCAACTCCGAGGGGCCCGACCAGTCCATCATGTACGTGGCCAGCGCCACCGTGGCGCTGATATATGACCCCTTTGAAGACGCTTGGGGCTACCTTCCAAGCCCCGCCCTTGCTGGCACTTTTGGCGCTGGCGCTTGTGGGCGCTACATCGCTACCGGCCCCAGCGGGACGGCTACCGCTGGCAGCGCCACCAGTTTGACCACCAACCTGACCCTGTTGGCCAACCTGGCGCCCAAAGCGGGCCGCCATTTCAAAGGGTTTGTGACGGGTGGCACTGGGGCGGGGCAGTATTTTGAGATCGAGAGCAACACCACTGGCACGGCCAATGCTGTGTTGACCATCCGAAAGCCCGGTGTGGCCGCTGGGCTGGATACTGCGCTTGACGCCACCAGCACCTACGTGCTCTACACCGGTCGCTTTGTGGTGGTCAGTGCAGGCACCACGGCTGCGGGCTCCATCAAGTATTTCGACTACGCGCTGGGCACATGGACTGCTCTGGCCACCACCGGCTACCCCGCCACGGTTTCAGCCGAAATGAGATTGGTAGCTACGCCCAGCCAGTACACGAGCTTCCAAAGCGCTACCGCGACGAGCGCCACCGCAACCACCCTGGTGCTGAGCACGGCGTCATGGACGGTCAACCAGTGGGCAAATTCGCAGGTGCGCATCACGGCTGGCACCGGAAGGGGGCAGATCCGCGCCATTACCAGCAACACCGCAACCACCCTGACGGTGCCCACATGGACGACCACGCCCGACGCCACCAGCGTGTTTGTGATTGAGGGCTGCGACGACTATCTGTACGCCCTGGGCAATGGCGCAGTGGCCTTGTACCGCTACAGCTTTGCCAGCTCAACCTGGACGACGCTTTCCCCCACCACGGCGCGAGCCGCTGCGCCCGGCGCGGGCGCAAGCGCCCACTGGATTTACGGCTGCACCGCACCCGGCTGGAGCAATACCAACGCCATCATCAACGGGCGGCGCATCTACAGCTTTCGGGGTGGCAACAGCGCCGTCCTGGATTATTTTGACTTGGCCTTGGTGACATGGGTCAACGGTGTGACCTATGGCCGCTCCAATGAGGCCGTGAACACGGGCGCAGGCTGGAGCTATGACGGGGTCAACCGCTTGCTGTGCAACATCAACCCCACCGCAGGTCAGCCTGCGCGCATTGTGGCAATGGACTTTTCCGAATACGCCATGGTGCCCGTTTCGGCCCTTGTCGTGCCGCAGGGCACCATCCTGGCAGGAGACCGAATGAGCGTCGTTACTTACGACGACGGTGTGGGATCGCCTCAGAAGTGGCTGTACTACCAGCACCACAGCAGCACGATGCAGCACCGGCTGTGGGTGATTTAAATGACCTTCCCAGCTAACCCTACAACAGGACAAACAGAGACTGTCAACGGGCGGCGCTTCACGTTTGACGGCGTGAAGTGGGCAAGTGATGGCGCCGCCAGTGCCACGGGCGCAACCGGCGCAACCGGCGCCACGGGGGCTACTGGTGCTACCGGACCAACAGGCGCCACGGGCAACGACGGCACGGCGGGCGCAACAGGACCGACGGGGCCAGCCGGTGCAACGGGCACAAACGGAACTGCTGGAGCTACAGGCGCGACTGGCGCGGCCGGAAATGATGGCGCTACCGGAGCAACTGGGCCCACCGGACCCACGGGGGCGACCGGGGCGAACGGCGCAGATGGGGCTGCAGGTAGTGATGGCGCCACGGGCGCAACTGGTCCGACTGGCGCTACAGGGGCTGATGGTGCGGCTGGAGCAACAGGAGCCACGGGTCCTACTGGGGCCACCGGCAATGATGGTGCGGACGGTGCTGATGGAGCTACTGGACCAACTGGCAGTACCGGCGCCACAGGGCCTACTGGCGCGACGGGTAACGACGGCGCAGACGGCGCCACAGGGCCAACGGGTCCAACAGGAGCTACCGGCGCGGACGGTGTTGATGGAAGTGACGGCCCGGCAGGTGCTACTGGAGCGACGGGGGCGACTGGTCCCACCGGGGCAACGGGAGCCACAGGAGCAACCGGGGCCACGGGTGGTGCTGCAGACATCGCTGCCGAGATTCACGCGGCCACCAGCAAGACCACTCCAGTAGATGCTGACGAGTTTGGCATTGTTGATAGTGCCGCGTCGAATGTCTTGAAGAAGCTCCCCTGGGCGAACCTCAAGGCAACGCTGCTTGCCTACTTCCAGGGATTGTTCCGCGAAAAGCTCACGGCGGCGCGCACGTACTGGGTGCGCACGGATGGCAGCGACAGCAACGACGGGCTTGCGAATACCAGTGGTAGTGCTTTCCTGACGGTTCAGAAAGCTATCGACGTTGCAAGCGCGCTCGACAACGGCGGATTCAACATCACGATCCAGCTGGGTAATGGCACCTACAGTGCAGGGGCTTCCCTCAAAAGCTTTGTAGGCTCTGGGCGGATCGTCATTCAAGGAAATTCGACCACGCCGGCAAATGTGCATGTGTCGGTTGCGTCTGGCAACGTGGTCGCTGGGGTAAGCGTTATCGGGGTGTACGAAATCAGCTACATGAAGTTGACAAGCGCCGCAGCGGGAAACCTAGTAAGCCTTTCTGGCGCGACGACGAGCGTAGTTTTGCGGGGCAACGTATATGGATCGGCAGGCGGCGGTACGGTCTACGCACACGTATCGGCGCAGAACAATGCCAGCGTTGATTTCGGAGCTGTGGCCTACGCGATAGACGGCGGCGCTGGATATCACTTGTACTCTTCAACCGGCGGGATCATCAACTGCAATGTACTGACTGTTACACTCACTGGCACGCCCGCTTTCGCCGGTGCATACGCCTACGCCTCGATGACAGGCATCACCCGTGCGGTATCCAACACCTACACAGGTGCCGCTACAGGCAAGCGGTACGAGGCGCTGTCAAACGGCATTGTCCAGACGGCGGCAGGGGCTACGGTACTTCCGGGCGACGTGGCCGGAACAACCGCTACAGGGGGCCTCTACATATGACCACCTACCAGCTCACCCACGAGGGTTACGTCATCAAGGATGGCGACACCAAGGTGCCAACGGCAAAGGTTCCGGGCATTGACCCGCACCCCGAAACTCTGGCTTATGAAGCCTGGCTTAAGGCGGGCGGGGTGCCGCTGCCTGCAGAACTTCCACCCATCGCTGAACGCCGCGCTGCAGTGTGGGAGCGCATCAAAGCCGAGCGCGACCGCCGCGCCGCTCTGGGCGTGAAGGTTGGAGCGCACTGGTTCCACAGCGATCAGAAAAGCCGCACGCAGCAACTTGGGATGGTGCTGCTGGGGCAGAGTATCCCGGCTGGGCTGCAGTGGAAGACGCTCACGTTCACTCCACCGCCTGTCTTTGTGACCATGACCCCGGCCTTGGCTGTCGGCATCGTGCAGAGCACTGCCGCCAGTGATACGGCCATCTTCACCGCCGCCGAAGTGCACCGCATGACCATGGAGGCCAGCGCGACACCTCATGAATACGACTTTTCCACGGGCTGGCCCGTGTCCATTGAGGAGGAAGCCAATGAAGCGGGTATTCAGTTTGACGCGAGCGTACTTTGAACAGGTATTCCTGGCGCTGGACCAGCTGGTCAACGCGCTGATTCCCCCGCTCGACGGCACGATTAGCTACGCAGACGAAACCCTGTCAGCGCGCAGCTACCGCGCGTGGCGTGACGGAAAGATCCTGGGCAGGCTGACCATGAAGCCCATCAACCTGCTGTTCTTCTGGCAAGGCCCAGACCATTGCAAGAACGCCTACACCAAGGAGTTCGACCGCAAGAACTACCCGAGCGAGTACCACCCGCCCAACGGGCCGCGCTACACATCGCGAAACAACGCCCCCCAGTAGGGTTCGACCGCATGTTTCATGGCCCGGATCATCCGGGCTCATGGATCAAGCACAGACTCAAGGCGCCCCAGCGGCCCACTCGGAAGAAATCGCCGAGATCAAAGTGCGCCTCGATGCTGGTGATGCCCGCATGGGGCGTATCGAACAGGATCTTGCCGCGAACACAGCGGCCACCCAGCAGACGGCGGCCAGCACCGCCGAGCTGGTTGATCTATTCACTTCCTTCAAAGGCGCGTTCCGGGTGTTTGAGTACATCGGGCGGCTCGCCAAACCCCTCGGGTACATCGTCGGGGCCTGCGCATCACTCGCGGCACTCTGGACGGCCTGGAAGTCTGGGGTGAACCCAAAATGAAAGAGGCGGTCCGCAAGGTCGTCATCAAGTTTGGCGTGCCGCTGGTGCTCGCCAGCTCAGGCCTTGCGACATTCCTGCACGACTGGGAAGCGGACAAGAAGCAGGCCACCAAGGTCTACGCCGACCGGCTGGCGCGCGGCATCCCCACCGTCTGCGATGGCATCACTCCCGCAACCAGCCCTTACCCCGTCATCGTCGGTGACGTCTGGAGCCAGGAGCGGTGCGACGAAGTCAACCGCATGGTGGTCGAAAAGACCCAGCTCAAGCTGTTGGACTGCGTCAAAACCCGCATCAGCCAAAGCACCTTCGACGCCCTGAGCAGCCACGCGCACAACGTCGGTGTGGGCAACACCTGCGCCAGCAAGGCGCTGGGTCTGATCAATGCCGGGCGACTTGAAGAGGGCTGCCGCGCGCTGGCCTACACGCCATCCGGAGATCCCAACTGGTCGTTCGTGACCGAGAACGGCAAGGCCGTCTATGTACCGGGCCTGCACAACCGGCGTAAGGCTGAAATGGTCATGTGCAGTCGAAAGGACTTGCTATGAAATCGCTAGCTGTTGCCGTGATCGCCTTGACCCTCACCGGCTGCGCCACCACCAAGGGCCTCGAAGTCTCCGAAGCCGACGCCAAGGAGTGCGCTGAAGCGGGATGCACGCCGTGGCCTGAGCGCCAGCTCGAAGGCTTGGCAAAGCACTTCTTCGGCCTGGGCGTGAAGGCTGGCATCCAGCGCGAGAAGGGGAGCATCTGATGCGCGCCCTGGCCCTGGCCTTCTTCGCGCTGCTGCCCGGGGTGGCCCTGGCCAGCGGCTTCTACCTGCCGTGGTGGGGCGAGGTGCTGCTGTTTCTGATGATCAACCCCTGGGGCTGGGCTCTGCTGGCCCTGGTGCTGGCGGTGGTTGGCGGACTGATCTACAAGGCGGTCCGCAAATGAACCCCATCCTGATTGCCATGTGGTGGTTCTGGTGGAGGGCTTGGCGATGACTTGGCGTGGTCGCACCTTGCGCGAGTGGGCGCTTTACTTGGCCGGAACCCTTCTGTTCCTTGTGTGGGACTTCTGCAAACGGGTCCGTGGCCATTGGCGCCGCCGTGAGTGGTGCCTCCTGCTTCGCGTGATCGGGGTGTTTCTCCTTGTCGTGTCCATGTTCATTGCTGCCTATGGCCTCGTGGCTGGCGGCCTTGAACTCGGCTTCCATCTGTACCAGGGGTCGAAAAAATGATCCTCGACAAGCTCAAAGCCTACGGCGCCATCGCCGCCGCCCTCGTGCTGGGCGGCCTGCTGCTGGTTCAGACCGGGCGCCTGCACTTCGAGCAGCTTGCGCACCAGAAGCTCATCACCACCACCACACAGGCCACGCTCAAGCGCTCCGAAGCCGTGCGCGCCGACGAGACCAAAACGGCAGGCAAGGAAAGCACCCACGCCACCGCCACACAGGAGAACTCCGATGCCTTCACCACTTCGCAACCTGTGCGCGATGCCATTGCTCGCGCTGACCTTGCTCGCGTTGAGCGGCTGCGCCTCGACGCAGACCGCAGAGCCGCCACTTATCGCGCGCAAGCCCAAGCCGACGACGCTGCCCGCCGCGATCTCGCAGATCGACTTGAAGCCTTCGACCGCCACATTGTCGAGGGGGCAGGAGTGGTTGCAGAACACCGAGAAGCTCTTGCCCGGCGCGACGCAGAAGTAGTGCTGCTACGGCGGCAAGTGGACATTGAGCGGGCTTTGCTGGAGCCCTGACCAACCCGCCCCGGCCGGTTGCCGGGTCAACACACTGAGAAGACCATGAGCACAATGAATTTTGGAGCAGCACTGGAGGCCATCCAGGCTGGGCAGCGCATCGCCCGCACCGGCTGGAATGGCAAGGGCATGTTCGTGTATCTGGTGCCACCCGCCAGCTACCCGGTACAGACTGGCGCGGCGAAGGCGCACTTTGGCGAAGGCGCGATGGTGCCCTACAACGCCTACATGGCAATCAAGAACGTGGATAACACGGTCAGCACCTGGGTTCCCAGCGTGAATGACTGCCTCGCATCCGACTGGGGCGTTGTTGGGGAAAGCGATCAGGCAGCCAGCACCGTGCCGCCCCACCAGCAGCGCGTGCTGAACGAGAAGCATGAACTGGACGAGCGCCTGTCCAAGTTGGACGCCTTCATTTTGGACAACCCACTGTTCACCAAACTCCCACCCGACGAGCAAGAGCGTCTTACCCGACAGTCGAAGGCCATGGCCGTCTACTCCGGCATCTTGGACGAGCGAATCGCCTGCTTCTGATCACGTCGGCAAGGCCCGCCCCGGTGCGCCGGGATGGCCAAGTGGTTCGCCCAGCCAGGCCGACACCCACCACCATGACTTGGCTACTCGCCTCCACCGACGACGGAACCCACATCACGCCGATGGACGACTACCGCCCGCACGACTACACAAGCAAGTGCTGGTGCAGGCCGGTCGAGGATGTGGAAGAGCCGGACATGTGGATGCACAACAGCTTGGACGGGCGGGATGCGTTTGAGACGGGTGAGCGGCTGGTGTCGTGACGCAAAAAAGCCCGCGCGCGGCGGGCTTCTTGGGAGCTGTGGTCCTTAGTCTTTTCGCATGAACGACCATGCAAAGAAAATCACCACCGACAGAAACAAGGCGCTTTGCAGAATCACCACGCCCAGAGCCAAATGAAGACCATTTTTCACCTCGGACAGGTCAACCGGCAGGAAGTTTGCAAAGACGTTGAATCTCGGCAGCGTCAGGTTCATCAGCGAATTCATTGCAAGCTCGCTGCCCAATGCCGCACAGATGAACAGCAGGAACGCGCCAATCGCGCTAACGGTGACGGCAATCAAGACGGACATTTTGGCCCGGTTCATTGGGCTGGAGAAATCTGTTTCTTGAATCATGGTGGTCTCCTTAGCAGGACTCAGAGCCTTTGATTTGCTTGAAACGCCCAGCACCAAAGATGCAAAGGCGGCGGGTGCTGAGGTCGGTCAGCGTTCTGTCTTTTGCGATCACATCCATTGATAGAGTGTTGACCGGGACAAGCCCCTTCTTGTCTGTGAACCGCCCGTTCCTGTCCATGAACAGGCCGCCGCCGTCAGTTGGGGCTACGACAACAAGCATGTTTGGCGATGGATTGCTTTCTTGAATGGTGCACTCAGTGGGGTCTGCAGGAGTGCACGCGGCTTGAGTTCCGTTATTGTCTGCATCGACAAAGATCCGCCAGCCGCACTTCCAGTCGTCGTTTCCGGTTGACACGCAACTGCCAGAAACATCGTTCTTGACGATGGCGATTTTGCCGCCAAGGCCAATGGCTTTGGACCGGGCGAAATAGAGGCTGCTCTGCAGTTCCTCAATCGTTGTTTTGACTCGCCAGCGTTCGATCAGTGGTTGGAAACTTGGAAGCGCCAGGGCGGCCAGCAGACCCAAGATGGTCACTACCACTAAGACCTCGACGATGGTGAACCCGCTCTGTCTGCGTGGGTGGGATAGCGATGAAGTGTGAAGCATGAGTCACCCTTGAAAAGAGTCAGCGTGTGCTGGTTTGGTATGCGGGCGCAGGAAGTCCGGCGCAATCCAGCACCAAAGACTTGATTCTGCCCAAAAATAGGCCCGGAGAGTGTGTGGAATAGCGCACACCGGGAGGAACGTGCCATCTACACGGATCAGCGGTAGGCGGCAGGGGGATGGATGGCCAGGTCAGGCCGGTGCAAGCTGGTCGAAGTCCGCCAGCGGCATCTCGGTGCCATCGTGGGCCACAAGAACGCCAGCAGTGACATCCGATACCTCAATCGGGCTGCCATTGAATTTGCCTTGCTCTGGCTTCACGCCATTCATTGGGACGCAGCCATAGAGGCGGCACAGGTGCAGGTCGTCGGCCTGCTGCTTGGTGAGAACCAGCTTTTGCGGAAGCGCGGCCCCGTGGGCGCGCCAGTGGGCACGGAATGCGTTTGTCGCGCGGCGGTGGATGTCTGCCATGCCTGGGCGGCAGGGCGGGAGGTCTACGGTGTTCGGGGCTGCCATGCAGGGATTCTGCCTAAGAAACTGCCCGCAATGGACGGCTCCGCTACCTCTTGGCCTTTCCGGCGCCCAGCTTCTCGAGCACATGCTTTGGCTGAATGTGCGTGTACCGCTTGAGCGATTCCCAACTGGTGTGCCCTGAAATCAAAGACACCTCGGGGATGGACAACCCAGCCTCGAAAAGCCTGCTGATCCCTTCGTGCCGAAGGTCGTGCAGGGTGATGTCTTCCAGCTCCAGCAGTTTTGCCGCCCGCTGGAAAGCCGCACTGACAGACGTACCGAGAAACGGGAAGATCCGGCCTTCGGTACGCGGCATCCCCGCCAGGATGGACTGCGCCGCTGGCGGCACCGGGACCACCTCGTCCCGTGGCATGGTCGGGTGCTTGGTGTCCCTGAGCGTGAGGGTGTGGTTTTTGGCGTCGTAGTCCGCCCACTTGGCGTTCATGATTTCCTCGCGGCGCCTGGGCAGGGCCACCAGAAAACGCAGGATCGTCGGCAGGGGAATCATGGTCCCATCCAGTCTGCTCCACCACGCATCAATCATGTCCAGCTCGGCATCCGTGACGCGGCGGTCCCGGCGCTTGCTGGGCGCAACCACCTGCATTCGGCGCAGGTGATCCAGGGCGTTCGACACCACGGCCATGTCCAGCGGGATGCCGTGTGCCACTGGCGCCGCCCGGTAGGCCGCCCGCACGGCCATCATGTGGTTCAGCAGAGTGGCGGGTGATCTCCCCTCCGAGTGCTGCACCGCCCAGTCAATGAAATCCGCAGATGTGACGGTGTCCACCGGCTTTTCTGTGAACGAGTAGGCCCGGATGTTCTTGAACCTGTGCTCGACAGCTTCGTACTCGCGCCCGATCTTCTTGAGCATCTTGACGTGCATATCCATCAGGTCAGCCAGGGATATCTGCCCCTGCTTTCTGGCCTGAACTCCGGTCTTTGCAATGCGCTTTTCCAGCGCTGCGGCCCAAGCCTGGGCCTGGGCGCGGGTGTCGAAGGTCGCACTCTCCTGATGGACAATGCGGCCATCCTCTTTGATTCGTACCTGGGCTTGAAAGCGGTCGTTGCGCTGGCGGATCGTAGGCATGTGCGGTGTGACAGGGCGGTTTTGTCACACCGATTGTCACACCGGGAAGTGCTTTGATGTGCCAAAAGGTGTTTTCAGGTGGTTGCTGTCACACCACAAACGCATCATAAGATGTTGATCCGTAACGATAAATGCCGGATAGTGCCCGGTGGTTCAGGAGCTGTGTGGAAATTATAGGTTCGACGCATCTCCCTCTGTAGAAGGGCATCTGTCACACCGGGCGTCACACCGGGGTGACAGAAAATCAAACGGCCTGCATCTTACGATGCTGCGACTTGGCCCGGTCGGCGCGGTCCTTGATCCACTTCTCCAGGTCATCGCGCAGCACGTAGAGCGGTCCCTTGCGGGTGCCGTTGATGCGGAAGGCTGGGATTGGCAGGGTGTTGGTCGCCGCCTTGCGCTGGGCAATCCGAGGGGTGATATTGAACACCTGCTCGGCAATGTCGTTCAGGGGCAGCATGTCTTCCCCGAGGATGTTCTTGGTGTCGGTCATGGCGTCTTTCTCCTGTGTTCTCGTTCCGGCCGGCCGCCGTAGTAGATGCGGGCGATTCCGGCTTTCATGCGGAGGTCTCCATCACGCATTCAATGAAGGCTTGCGCGGCTTTCGCGTTGATGGCGTTACCGTAGGCGCGCAGGCGTCCCACTCGGGCGGGAGCCCCATGAGCCAGCGGGAATGAGCCGGGTTCAACTGGCCGCCAGCGGCCATCCCGGCAGAAGAGCCAGTCAGCATCTCGCCAGTAGCCGTTAGTCGGGCCGGTTGGTCCGGGTGCGGCTTGCATGGCTCCATCGCTGCCCGCCATTGCCCGCTGATCTGCCCATGCGCCGCCGGTGACGTGCTGCCCACAAGTGGCGTCGGCCATCCCGCCAGCGCCACGATCTGCCCCAACGGCTTGCCCGTGTCCCATGGCCTCGCATCCTTCACGCCCCGGCTCGCATCGGTTGCTGTCGTTGTCGGCCAGCCAGCCAAAGTCACGGTCTTGCGCAACTCCGTACGACGGCACTCCGAATCCGGCTCGTAACAATTCCCCCGTCCGTCGTTCGCCTTGGGCGTCGGCCACCCAGTAGAGCCGGTCTCGGATATGCGGCGCACCGACGCCCGCAGACGGGAACGGGACCGCCCCGAAGGCGTAACCCATGGCTTCCACGTCATTGCATACAAGGTCGATCCAAGGGTCTGCGTCTTTGCTTGCAACTTGCTCTCCAAGGACGATTGCAGGGCGGCACTCTTTGATAAGGTGGTGGAAGTGGGGCCAGAGGTGCCGCTGGTCATCAAACCCAGCTCCTTGGCCTGCCGCGCTGAAAGGTTGGCACGGACAGGAACCAGTCCAAACAGGTCGGTCGTCGCTCCATCCGGCAGACCGGAGGGCATGTGACCAAACGCCAATGCCTGCGAAGAAATGGCACTGGGTGAAGCCGCGCAAGTCGCTGGGGTAGACATCTTCAATGCTCCTTTCGTCCACGATGCCAGGCGCTATGTGCCCGGCGTTGATGAGGTTGCGCAGCCACTGAGCCGCGAACGGGTCTATCTCGTTGTAGTAAGCGGTCATGGGCAAAAAAAAGGCCCCTCTCGGAGCCCTGGTGTGGTGTGTTTGCCTGTTAGGCGGTGGTGGGTGGTGGATACGGCAGCTTTACGCCAAGCGCTTCTGCCTCCTTGGGGTACTCCAGTACCCATGCAGCCATGAGCGCTTGGCGCAGACGGCGTGAGCACTTTGGATCGAGCGGGCTCCAATCTGTGCCAGCGTCTTCGTGCTGACTGAGCGCCTCCATGGCGTGATGAATTGCCGCCGCGATGCCGTGGAAGTTGTCTGGCATGATGTCCATGGCATGTTCCGGCTGGCCATCGCCAAAGAATTGATCTGGCTTCATCCACGGTGGTCGCGGCATTTCTCCTGGCGGCGTCCACCCAGCCGCAATCAGCTGATCGCGGACCACCTGGTCTTGCAAGTGCACCACATGATGTGATGCTTCTCCGAACACATCGGTGACAAATCCGATGGTGTCCTTGTCCTTGCCTACCAGCGGCGTGACGGTGATTCGATTGTTGAAGGGTTCCATGTTAATCCTTATGAGCGCCCGTTAGAGTGGCGGTGTGGTTGGCTTGTGGCGTTCCGCAAGCCACTGTTCTTGATGGGCTTGATAGTCGCGCGTCTCTTCTTCGCTGCACAGCCTTACAGAAACCTCCACAAGCACAGGTCGAAGTTCAAGACGCTCGATGCTTGGATCAATCTCCAAAATCCCATCAATCTGATGCTGCGCGCCCTTTGCGAACGTGTGCAGTTCGCCATCAAAAGCACGGCCGGTAAGTTGAATTGAGTGGTGTCCTATCACCCAATGCTTTTCCGCAGTTCCATCAACTTTCAGCATTCACTATCTCCCACAAAAAAGAGCCCCGTAGGGCTCAGTGAAAAGTGTGAATCGGTTCCGGTTCCTCCGGCTCCGGTGGTGGCTTGTCGGCTTCATCCCGCTCTTTTCGCCAGTCTGTAGCCTCCCAGCGTTCGGGGTAGTGCTTGGCCTCGTAGGCTTCGCGGTAGTCACGGGCGCGCTTGCTCATGGCATGGCCTTTCCAACCTCGGCGGCAATTCGCAGGCTCGCAATTCGTCGGGCGGCTTGCTTGTCACCGTTGTGGTCTTCAAACATCGCCGTTTCTTGCCAGATACGCTTCCCGCACACGACTCCATCGGAGTGCCAAGTTACGTGAATGCCAATCGCGGCCTCCATGCGGGCGCAGTCGCCGTCGTCTACTAGCGGGTTCCATCGCGCCCGACCAAAGAGCAGTGTCCCGTCATGCGCCTGTTCGTCGGGTTTCGCGTGCACAGCCTTCGCCGCCAGCTTTAGCATTTCAGGATCTGTCATGTCCATCTCCTTCGGTATTGAGGGCGCGGATAGCGGTGGCAAGCTGCGCACCGTACATCTTCTCTGCGATGTTTGACCACTCGGATTCGCACAACTGAGCACACCGCTCCTTCATTTGCGCAGCAACAATGGCGGCAAAGCGCCCCCATGCGTCAACGGTTTCTTGCGGCGGCTTCACCCATGAGCAAATGCCTGCCTCTCGCGCAAGTTCAATCACATCTTTGGTCATGGTTGGCCTTTCGCATCGCGTTTGGTTTTGTAGGTCATATAAACCACCTCGCCCACCTTGCCGTGCGGCTTGCAGGCTTCCCAGAACAGGCACTCTCTGCGCCCAATCTCTGTAAGCGCCGCGTCCAGGTCTTCATTCGCCTTGTACGGCTCGCGTGTGAAAGCCTTGCGCAGTTCGGTATACATCCGGCTGACCATGCTTCCAGACCATCCCGTTTCCTCGCAAATGGCGTCTTTCATGCGCTGTGGAATGTCGTGTGGCATGGCTTCGAATGCGTTCTTTGCCGTGGACTCCAGAGCCGCAGATTCGACAGACCTCGCAAACGACTCAATGCCTTTGGTTGGGCTGTAGTTCTCCCACAGCTCGCGAATCTTCTCAGGCGTCAACATCCTGTCCTCCTTCCTTAAATGTGTGCCACCAGTCCTCATGCATGGCGTGCCAATAGTCTTCCGTGTGGCGGCGCTCTCCAGCCTTCCACAGCACAAACTCCACGCGGCCCGACCTGTGCCTGCGCGCCGGTCGGTTGTTGCTCCCGGCTGTGCCGTAGACGTACTCACAGAACAGGCGGCGAAGCAGGCCCATCCTGTCCTCCTTTCATATCCGCCACGCCATGGGCGGCATGATCGCGTCCACACTTATTGCAGACGGTGCCGCACGCCGCAAGGTAGTCGCAGCCACGGCGCGGTATGCCGCGACATGTCTGATGCCACCCCACAAACCCAGCGAAGTCAACAAACCCCCGCTGAGGCTGTGTTCCATCCACTTGCCGCTCAAAGCAGACGCCGGTGATCCGATAGCCATTGGCCTGCAGCTCTGCCAGCTTGCGGTCTGCTACGCCGGTGAAGTCGGGGACTGTGGGGTTAGGCATGGTCGGATCCTTTGAGCACGAGCTCCGGGACATTTGGGTATATACCCATTGCCTTCTCGACTTCACACGCAAGATTCTGGCAAAAGGCCATAGGGTCCATGTCGCCCTGCAGTGTGTACAGGTCACTCTCGCACATCGCTGCATCTTCGCCCTTTGATGCTTCGTCGGACAAAGCAGCATTCGGTTGGACGCGATCCAAAGAACCGCTCACGTAAGTGCAGTGGCTCAGCGCGTAGGCTCTGATGAAGCAATCGCGCAGGTCCCGGAACGTGATGCCCTTGATTTCGGTTGCGCCACGGACGCCGGTGCTTGTATGCGCCTGTCCGTTGTATGGCCGATCTCTGCGCATGCTGTGGTCGTGCCACCCAAGATCGTGGCCGATTTGGTCGAATAGTCGTTCAACGCTCATGGCAGGCTCCTTTTGTTTGACGCTTGGCATCGCTAAAAAGCATCAGGGTCAAATCAATCACGCACGACCGCAGCGCATCGAACTCATCCGTTTTCCGGTCAGCCACATCAATGACGCCTTCCATTGCCGCAAGCGTGCGCTCCAAGAACGCCCGTGTCGGCACCGCCCCGGCCTGCGCCTGGGTGGGCTGCGGGGTGGTGTATCCGTCAACCCCATAGGTTCCAGCGATGACAAGCGCATGCCGTCCTTTCGGGAGGCGTAGCAGCTCATCGTCAGACAACGCTGTTCCAAGGTCTAGATACCCTGTCCCGATATCCAAATACGCCACAGGCTCTCCCGCCCCTGCAGGTGTGCCCCACTTGGCAATCTCATTCAGGGCCTTTTCCAGCGCTCCGCGTGCTGCCTTCAAGCAGTTGTTGCTGTCGTCGGTTTCAACGCCATCAAGCTCTGCTTGCGCTGTGATGATCCACCACGCCGCATCCGTGGGCTGTGTTTGCTCAGTCATGTTTGCCTCCTTGCTTGCGGGCGGCGTCTACTGCGCCGGTTAAATCGAGACCGCTATGTACCGCGTCCATGTAAGCCTTCACGGCGTTCGCATGGGTTCGCTTTTCTGGGTGTAGCATGACCTCTTTGCCCACCAGCACAGCCATGCGCCACCGATCCGCATCCTCCAGCACGCTGTCTGCCTGGGCGGCTGGGGTGGGCGCGCGGTGCGCACGGTGGACCAGCGCTTCCAAATCGCTGAATGCTTGGTGTTCATTGCCGAACAGGCGCACCACCAACGCTATCAGGCGTTTGTCGCCATCGGCGAGCTGGATGTGTGCGTAGGTCCAGCCGAACTCCATCGCGCCGTACTCAGGCGGCCCCGCTACTGCGCCAGCGGCTGGTGCCGCCAGGGTTTCGCGTACCGCCGTATCGGCTATTCCTACCTTGTGCAATGTGTAGGCTTTGGGGAAAGCCATTGCGATCTCTGCGAATGCGTCTTGTACCAAATACAGCACCTGGGCTGGTGCCGCCTGTGCCGTGGGGGCTGCCGGGGCTGCAGCGAGTTCTTCGATCAAGTCCTTTCGGAGCTTTGCGATCAGCTCTCGCATCATTGGTCTGGTGTCATTGAACCAGTCAGAAGGTCCACCATCCTCGTCGTTTGGTCGCTTAGCCTGCATGAACGCGGTGTACGCAATGTCGATGATGCGAGGCGTCAATCGGTTATGCAGGTCATCTTGCAGCACATAAGCCAACAGGTTTGTCCATGCTTCCGGCACTCTGTCGTTCGGTGCCGCCGCCACGGCTGGTGCTTGCCCATTGGATGCGCGCAGACGGGCGCGGCGCAGCAATTCAATCGCAGCGTCGTACACGTACTGTTTGAGGTCGGTTTGGCCTTCCTTGACCGTGAACCCGTTCTCGATAAACACCGCACGGATTACGTCCTTGGGCAGTTCCGCATAGGCCACGCCCTGGGCTGGCTGCATTGGCGAAATGGAATCGTCGTATTTGTCTCCATCCGCCTCCCACCAATTCACTTCAGCCACGCCCTGGGGCGCTGCTGGCTGCGCTGCTGTGAGTGCGGCTACATGGGCTGCGTGGTCTTCGTAGCGGACCCATGCGCCTGCATGGTCTGGGATGCCACTTGGCGTGCTGGATCGCTCGCCCCATGAGTCAGTTGGGTAGCCTATCTTGTAGCGCTGCACTTGTGCGGCTGTCTGGGCGTGTTCGCCTTGGGTGGGGGTGGTCATGGGGTGTCCTTTTGAATCAGGCCAATGCGGCCATCCAGAATCGCGGCCTTGATGGTGTTCAGTTCCCAGCTGTAGCAGGTGGCATCTACATAGACCCGCAGGCCCTCGCGGTAGTCGTGCCCCTTGCGCTTAATGAACGCGTCGGCTGCATCGCGCGTGAAGTGCTGGCAGACAAACTCCCATTGTTCCTGCGCGTAGTACAGGGTGGATTCGGAGTGCAATTTTCCAAGCGCCTCGCGCATGTCGTAACCATCTGCAGTAAGAAATGATCCGTCGCACGCTTCGTTAAGCGCAGCCTGTTCCTCTGGTTCAAGATCCTCGAAAAACTCTTCAACCGTTTCATCGTAGCCATCGGTGTAGACGCGCCTGATGTCGTGAGAAAGCTCTTCCGGAACCGCTTGCCACACTCGCTTTTCCACAAGGAATGTGGCGTCTGCTGTGTAGTGCCGCTCCACGCCTTCACCAACGCAGTCGTGATGCAGTCTCTTTACAAAGTCGGCCCATGTGTCCGGCGTTAGGTCGGCGCCATTCGCCAATGTTTTGTCAGCCATCACAGCTCCTTTGCCTCAGATGCGGGAAGGGGTGGTGCGGGCATTGGTTGCCAGACAGTGGGGAACACTGCATAGCCGCCATCGGCCAGAAAATTGCACTTGTCAGAATCTGATTGCCACCAGCGCGCGCGGATTGGTGCTATCGCACCCGGATACCAAGCCAAGATGTATTCCGCGTATGCGTTCGATCCATCGCGATACATCTCATCCTTCGGCGCCGTGGCGATATCTCTCCACCCTGCCATTCCCTCTGGGGGAGAGGGGTGGGTGTAGAGGGGTGTTGTAAAGCCATACTTCGGCTGTGCTTCACGCGTCAGCTTGACAACCATCTCTGACTGAAAGCGCTTATCAGCCCTCCAATCCAGACCAGTAGTCCACGCCACCGGCTCACTCCCCGCACTTGCTGCGAGAGATGCGCGGCCAGCTTGGAATGCTGCGTGCCATGCGCCACCAACGTCGGGGACGATGGCGTGTGCATCGCAGTCCTTGAGATATTCCTGCAGCGCCTTGAGCCCTGCTGTATTCGTGTCGGTCATGTCTTTTGCTCCTGTGCCCATTGAAGGACTTCGCGAATTTCATCAAGCGCTACCTTTTGCGCAGCCCGCTCCCGCGCAGCCGTCAGTTCTTGCTGCGCCTCCAGAGACCGCACGTTCTGGATGAACTCGACCTCAGCTTCGGCTTTGAGCGCTCTGCGCTTCCACTCTTTCAGGGTGGGCTCTTTGTCAGCCATACGGCCTCCTGTGGTGCACCAGGGGTGCGGTTATGCGGCCTTCTTCAAACCAGCCCAGACCGTTTCAGGCTTCTTCGCTTCTTTCTCGCCAAGCCACCAAACGCCGCCCTTGCCGTCATCGCAAGCGCGCTTAGTGCGGATAACCGGCTGCTTTGCGCCCAGGTTCTTCACCAGCCACTTTTCGTAAGCGTGGGCAATGGCGCCTGCTCGGCCTGGCGGGCAGACGATGCGCTGGCCTTGCTTGACCTTGCAGAAGATTTCGGCGTACTTGCCTTCGTTCGTGCGCTCGCGCCCGGTGTAGGGGTCGTTCGAAATGCTCAGGTCGGATGGGTCAATGGGTTGGTATGTGGTTGGCTTCGTCATATCTGGTCCTGAAATGAGAAGACCCGCTACTGCGGGCCTTTGGGTGGGGTGGTGGAGGTCAAGTAATGGACAGCCGGTCCTTGCGCACGATGCGCGCACCAGCCACCGCTTCACCAGCCTTGATTGCGGCCTTGATCTTGGTTTTGCTGGGTGTTGGCGGCTTTGGGTCGTTGCACAGCGATGCGGGGAACTCGGCATCCGCATCAATCTCCACCGATTCGTCACGCTCCACATACAGCTTTGCGGCGAACAGGCCCAACTCATGTTTCACCTCAGTGATCCCCGTGGCCTTCATGCAGTCGGCAAGGTAGGCTTCAAACCGTTCCAGGCGCTTTTCGCGGGCCTCGATCTTGGCGAGCATGTCTTTGATCATGGCCTTTGCGCTGGCAAGCGTGGCGGCTTCTTCCTTTGCGTAGGCCACGCAAGCCACGGCTTTGTTTTGGAACAGATCGCGGCTCTCGGTGTAGCTCTCCAGCAGCTCGCCGGTTTCTGGGTCCATCTGGTTGACGGATTCACGCACGGCCTGGGCCGCGTCAAACAATGTGATGCTCATTTCTTCCCCAAGAAGTAAGAAGGCCAGCGACTTGTGCAGTGCTGGCCTTCGGTTGTTGATTCAGTTCACGGCGTTTTGCGATGTACCGCGCATGCGCCCTGGCTCTTGCTGCCTTGCCCTTGGGCGATTGGGCGTAGGCTCGGTAATCACGTACTGGCATGGCTAAAACGGTATATCGGACCCGTCGTCAAATCCGCCATCAAATCCAGATTGGGCGGCTTTACTAGGTGCTGGTGCGGCTGGCGCTGCTGACTGCTCTCGCTTTCCGCCTTGCAGGGCAAGATCAGAAACACGGATATCCATCTGTTTGCGCTTGTTGCCGTCCTTGTCCGTCCATTCGCGCTCTGCGATGCTTCCGGCGACCGTCACTTGCTGGCCTTTGGTGAGGTACTGCGCAAGGCTCTCTGCGCGCTTGCCGAACAACTGGCAGTTCCACCAGATAGTTGGCTTGTCGCGGCCCTGACTATCGGCTACAGAGAAGGACCCTACGCGGTCGCCGTTTGGCATGGAGCGCAGTTCAATGTCTCGGCCCAGTGAGCCGGTGATGGTGATGTTGTTCATGCTTGTGCTTTCTGTGTACGTTTCTTCTCAAGAGTTTTGGTGACTGTCGCCAGGGCTGCGGCTGGGATTTCGCTCTCTGACTGGACTGGATGCCCAGCCATCTGCTCTACCCAGGCCAGGAAAGCGACACGGTCGGCTCCAACCTCCTGAATCAGCGCCTTTATGTCAGCGGCCTGCTGTTCTGTGATGGTCGGCATTTCGCGCCGCTTGGTTTCCTCAGCCGCCCAGGCGACATACTTGGAGTCGTCCCACTGGCCGCTGAAAATATCCCCTGCGAATCCGAGCATTGACAGGCACTTGACCATCCCATCTGTTGCTGACTTCTTGGGTGCATCTTCGTCAACCATGTACTTCCCGGAAGATGTGTTGTAGGCGGCGCGGGTTTGACCCATCTGCTCAATCTCGCAGCGCTTGCCGTCCTGCACGTACCAAACCTTCACATGGGCGATGTGCAGCGCTTCGTCTCCAAAGCGTTCAAAGCGCTCAGAAAGGATCTGCACGCCCCAGCCCAGGCCACAGGGGCCGAACACCTCGGTAGCCCTCTGGATAACCCAATAAGGTTTCGGGGAGTTTCCCTTGTACTGCTTGCCGGTGATCGGCTTCACTGCCCGTGGGTCGGTCACGCATACCGCGTTCCACAGCTTCATGTTGTCCATTCAGGCTCTCCTTAGATTGTTTCTGATCGTGTTCAATTTGTGCGCAGGCCATAGCCTCATCGCACGACTCTTGCAAAACTGGATGCATGGCGCACCTCTCAATAAATCGGTGTTGAATACCCCCGCACAAAAGCAAGTGCGAGGGCCAGGGCGCAGGCAAGGAGCCACGCGGCAAAGAATGCGAGGTGCTTCATGTCTTCTGCCTGAGCCAGTCGAAAAGCTGGTCGGCATCGGCAAACACCCCGAAAGCCTCATGCTCGTTTGCCAGTCGGGTGTATTCCCAATCGCCGTGATGGTTGTAGTCCCATCCGACCTGATAGCTGCACACGGCGTTGTCGGGCTGCTTGGTGTGGATGCGCAGAAAGCTGGGGTAGCTATGCCCTGGCATAACCGCTGCAGCCTCTTGGTGCATCGTTTCCGTTCCATCAAACGCAGCGAAGTGCGGATGACTTGGGTAGACGTATGCATAGACACACCAGCGGTGCGGGCCTTCGCTGTCGAAGCAGGCGGCTTCTTCGCGCTGAGGCTCGGTGTAGTGATTCACCATCACCATGAACCCTTTGCCTTCGCGCTTCCAGTTTTCGGATTTTCTGTAGTTCATGTATTTCCCTTCATGCAATCCACGGCGATGCAACCACCACCGCCAGCATCAGCGCAACGACAAAGGCCAGGGCGATTTCGATTGAGTCGCGCTGGCCTTCGGTTAGGTTGAGTTCGTCTTCTGTCATGGGGATGGCTCCTCATCGAGCAATAGATACGGATGGCGGTAGCCTTTGAGCATTCGTTTGAATGCGCTGGAGGCCATGACGCGCACCTTTGTTTTTCCAAACTGGCGGCCATCAGGGTCGATGAACTGGCGCGTGTAGAAGGTGCGCTCCGGGTACTTCCCAGGCTTGAAAGCTCCAAGCACCTCCAGCACCATGGAGCCTTCGCCATCCGCTACCCACTGCTCATCGGAGTATTCGTAGTCACCGTATTCACAGCGAGTTCCGGGCTTCCATGTTTTCATTCCATCAACGAATTCGCCGTCCATAGGCCCGCTGTATTCATAGCGGACAAACGGGAACTTGATCTTGTGCGTAGTAGTCATCATTCCCCCTCTGCTGTGTTGGGACGGGCTTTGGAGAGGGCGGCGCGCAACACTTCCTCTTGCCAGCCCTCGATGACGATCCGGCCGGAATACATGCGATCCATCAGCAGTACGCCGTTGAGCAGTTCCTCCAGCTCCTTCACCCGCTCCACAAGCTGGCTTGGTGTGAGGCCGGTCTGAACACAAATGGCCGTGGCTTCGTCGCGCACGCGCTCATATTCGGCAATGGCATCTGCAGCAAATGCGCGGCTTACATCGCTTTGCGCATCGCCATACTCAAACCATCCATGCTTTGCGTTAAGTGCAAACACTTGGCCGTTGTGCAGAAGCCCCGGTGTCGGCTTTGCTTCACTCATGGCTATCCTCCTTGGTCTGTTGTTCACCGCGCATCTCGCGGACGTAGCCCTCATAGCGGGCGGCGGCTTCGTCATTACCCTGGCGCCGCACCATCGCCGCAGCGTCTTCGATGACATCCAGCGCAAAGCCCAGCTTCGCTTCGGCGCTCATTTCTGCAAGATTGGTCATTGATCACTCCTGGCTTTCGCATCTTCAAACTTCACAATCAGGAACCTGCCTTCTTGCGTGCATCCGTATTGCTTTACCAAGTAGCTTGCTGGTGTGTATTGGCAAATGCCATGGATGACGCCGCGATCAATTGATGTGCCGTTTGCCAGTGGCGGCTGGATCTTGTATTCATCCGCCCATGCTTTGCACGCGGCCAGATGCACTTCCCGCACTGCTGAATGCACTCCATCCAAAGACTCAACCAGCGCAGCGTCAACATCCCATGCAAACTGGTCGTCAAGCTGCTTCGCCAATTCATAGCCGTCCATCCCATGGTGATAGGCAGCGACTACGTCTTGTGGATCTTCGGCGCACCCAGAGCTTTTCAGAACCTTCACTGCGGCCTCCAGCACCATCGCATCTGTGATGCTGGGCCGTGGTGGTGCCTCAATGCCTTCAATTACTGTTTGCGTCATGCCCGCTCCTTGCTTGCGCCACAGCATCCCGAAGGCTTGCGGCTGAATCTTCCTCAGCCTGCCAATCTGGCGGTCCGTCCATGTAGTGCGTCAGAATGAAAAAAGCGGCCAAGAGAGCCGCTGTTTTGATTGCTGTTCCCCAGTTGGGGTGAAGTCGGTTCATGGCGTGTTTCCTTGTGGAACTACCTGTGTGTAATAGCGACCTATGTTCATGTTTATGAGCATCCCGCGCTCTACGCGCTCCGCGTTGCGCATGGACCCGGCTTTAACGGTCCGGATGCATTCCCCGGTCTCATAATCAATGACTTCGACCTGATATTCAGCGTTCTCCGCCTTCACCTTAGCCTGCGCCCTTTCACTAGCCTTCCGTGCTGCTGGGAGGTCTTGGATGGCTCGATTCAGCATGGCTCAAACTCCGGCTCTGGTCGGCAAGTCGAGAATTGTTCTTCCAGCTCTGCGATCTGCTTTTGGCTGAGAAGCCGGTAGCAGTCCCAGCCCCGCACATAGGAACTTGTGAGATTCACTTCTTCCGGACAGCCTGGGTAGTCCCTGGTTTGGGCTTCGCCCGGGATGTACTCAAAATGGCACACCACTGGTTCGTCGTTGGCCCATTCTGGGTAAAGGGTTAGCTCAAGCTCTCCCTTTGGGCAGCGCGGCGCCCGATACTCTGCAGGTATTGATGTTTGCGACATTGCTGCCTCCTAATCAAGCAGCCGTTGCTGGCCGCATTTTTCAAGTTCTTGTGCAGACGGCTCAATCACGCCGCGTCGCTTTGGCCGCACTGCTTGCGGGTTGAAGTACGCCCGCAGAGCCTTGAGCCACGCCTTGTAGGCCCAGCCGCTGCGTTGTGCATACGGGTAGTTCTTGGAGCACCACTTGCGCAGCTCCGGCTTGGTCATTTCCGGGTGCGCCTTGATTTGTTCTTGCAGCCATGCAGCCGCGTCATCGGTCCAGCTAGACATTGCTGCCTCCATGAAAAAGCCGCCTCAGAGGGCGGCTAGGGTGGGTGGGTTGGTGGCCCCGGACTTCTACCGGCGCGGTAATTCATTCACCACCAGAAAGCAGCCCTGCTACTGGGCCAGTCTGTTCACCGCCGCAAATGCAACGGAGCAAGGCCGCTATCTGATGGCCCTGAGGCCTTTCACCCAGGAGGTTGTCGGAGCTTCCATCCGCACCAGCCGCGATACCGCAGCCTGGGGAGTTGGTTATCGGGCTGCAAGCATCGCGTCTGCGTGGCGATAACGAGCCTCAGCGCGGTCTTCTCGGTCTTCCCATGACTCTCCAAGAACCATGGAGCAGCGAATGTCTTCTTCTGTAGCGTGTGCCGCAAAGTAGTCGCGCAGGGTCATGCCATTCTCTGGTCGGCCAAATCCTTCAGGACCGCTAAATCCAGATCGTGGAAATGCCGGTCCGCCGCCTGGGATTGATTTCGGGTCCATGCTCTCTCTCCTGTTCGTTGATTGGTGATTGCTTTGAAGGGCGGGCAGGACGGCCAGTCCCTGCTATGACACTGTGTTCACGTGCCTCAGATATGAACCGACCCGGACCGAAGTCCTGCCAGGGTCGTCACAGAACTATCCGCCCGAGGTCGTTATCCCTCGCATGTTTTGGCATGTTTGCGGCCCCGTTACCCGAAGGTTTCGCCGCGTCCGCCCATCAAAGCACTCACCCCTGGATAGCCTGTGGGGTGGGGGGGTGGGTTACAGCGCGGCAACTCCGCTTTTCATAACCCCGTCTTCGACAACCATCGACGGCGCCCAGCCTCCGCGAGCAACGCGCAGCCATTGCTCATATGTGGCTGTGTCGCTACCAAATGCGCTTGCGCCGTTGTCTGCCAGCCAGCGCGCCAGCTCTTCCGGTGTAGCGAATGCAGGGCTGATAGGAGTGCCCTCGCTGGTGTCTTCGTACATCATGAAATGCGTGCGTTGCTCTGCAGGCCAATCAGGCATGTAGTCGCCGCTGTATGGTCGGCGCCCGCTCCATTCATCAAACGGCAGCTTGCGGCTATCCTCGCTTGCATAGTCTGGGAAATCGCCACGCTCCCACGCTTCGCGCTCTGCATCCCACTCCTTGGCTGCTTCGGCCCAGCCGGGTGCGTACAACGGCTTGTAGCGCTCTTTCATTTGACCGGTGCGCCAGTCCGGCACTTGTTCCTTTGGGTGCTGCCAATCGGCGGGCACCATGCGTACTTCACGGCCCATGCTCTACTCCTAGTTGAAAACAAAGCGCCTCTGAGGCGCTGGTGGGGGTTAGATCAATTCCAACTGCTCAACCACTGGCCTGCCCACAAGCTCAGCAGCCTCGCCATTTACCCAGCGCTCCCAGTCCTTGCGGTTGATGCGCAAGCCTTTGAACACCTGGGAGCCGCACTGATGGCAGTGGCCGCGTTCATGCGGCTTGCCCGGCGAGAACACAGTTACGGCGCCGCCGCAGTCGATGCAGTTCATGGGGTCTCCTTGAAATCCAAAGCAGCCTCTGTGAAGCGGCTTTGGGTTGGTTAAGTTTTGTGGTACTTCAATTTCCCAGCTCTTCGCGCCGCGATGGCAGATTCAATATCTGTGTAAGACCCCAGAAAAATGGCTTTGTCATTCAAATAGATCACGGCATACCACCTCTTGGATCTAGTGTTCCAATGCACCCCAGGGACGCCCGATTTGTTGTTTGTCCTTTTTCCACTCAAATTGTGTAAGTTCTGCTGCGGTGTAACGTCGCGCAGGTTTTCTAAGCGGTCGTCATCCCGTACATGATTGATGTGGTCGATCTGATGTGTCGGCCAACACCCATACTGGTGAAGCCAAACCACTCTTGCGGATTGAAACCAGTGGCGCTTTACGCTCACAACCCTATAGCCGGATGGCTTGAGTGCGCCAGCGCGCGAACCGCTAGGGGCATTGCCGCGCCCACGCTTGTGAATCAGATGTCCAGTTTCAGGTTTGTAGTCAAACATTGACCTCACAACTTCTGCAGAAATTTCATCTCTTCGACTCATGTTTATCTCCATCAGATCAACAGGCGTCGTACCTGCTGATTTGATGCCCCTGTTGCCAAGGGCTCCGGTCTTTCTGTTCTTGGCGACCTAGCCTCACCGCCGTACAAATCCCAGCGTTGGATTTCGCAGTGCTGTGGGGCGCAGGCTTTACCCTGATTCCCGGCAAGTGGTCGTTTCCTTCCGCTTGCTCACATATCTCGTTCGCGTTGCCTGATCCCATCCAGGGGCAGAGCGCTACTAGCCTTCACACCGACGATCTTTTGTAGCCCGCTACCGCCTGCGGAGGCCCTGGTTTACCCAGCCGTGCCTGGCTGCAAGAACCTGTCGGTGCTCAGCTCGATCACTTGGCACCCGATGCCGCTTTGTTTGCGGCATGGGTGAATTATTAGTCCGACTGATTCTTATGTCAACAGTCCGACTAATTTATTTCGCAAATTTTTTCTTTGATAGCGCCACACCGCGTGTCGGCGGGGCTTTCGAGGATGTGCAAATCTGGCTTGCGCAAGCGTGGTTTGCGCCTGCGCAATTTGCTGTTGCGACTACTGACAATCTGTGAAAGACTGGATGCAAACACAGTATCGAGGTCAGCGATGAAGGAACAACGAAAGAAGCTGCTTGGGGTTAGATTGAGGGCCGCGCGGATGGCGGCGGGCCAATCACAAGATCACGTAGCGGGCGCCATTGGAGTTACGCGCCAGTCGGTTTCTGCTTGGGAAACTGGCGCAAGTTGCCCATCAGCTACGCAGCTTGCAGAGCTGTCGGCGCTGTATTGCGTGTGCGCCCACACCCTGCTGTTTGGAGAGGCCTACAAGCCTCTGAGCATCGCCGCCTTGATGCCGGGGCGTGTTGGCTTTCTTGTGGGCTGAGGTGGCCGCTCAGCCGCCGATCCGCAGCCGCCAGGCCTGGGCCACCCAGTCGCCTTCTTTGGTCCGCTCCATGCCGTGGATCTCCAGAGCGCCGGACACCATGTCCACGATGCGGGGTTCAAACAAGCGTTGGGGGGTGAAGCAGTCCAGGTGCAGGGCAGGGACGGTGCCGAACCGGCCTTCAAGGCGCACGACGGTCAGATCCCCGGTGTGTTCGTGCACCTTGCTCGCAAACGGGTGCCTGCCGCCGCGCACGTAGAGCGTCAGGACCGTGGCTTTGATGGGGCTGGAGATGTGGATGGGCGACATGTGTACTGTGGAAATTTACAGTACATCGGGGCCGCCAGGGGTAACGCCCTAGCTGGGCGAGTGGGCAAAATCAGTACCCACAAAAGCAAGGGCCCCACCGAAGTGAGGCCCGATTTGTCGCTGCGGCGAATTGCAATCTTCTGTACGCAGAGGCCTTCCGAAGAAGGACTTGAGCCCGATGCTTTGTGGCAGAGCGGGTGACTGACATTGTAGAGACCTAAAGGTGATCGGTCAAATGGCTTAACCCGATTCCGTTGAGCACACACGACATAACTGACGTGAGTTCACCAGATCCAAGGACGCGGATGTCTGATTGTCTTTTCCCGGATTGGTCTTTGCCCAACTGCGGAGCAAAGAGCCTGTAAAACCCTACGGTGTAAACCATGTCGCCCTTCACCCAGCACACCGGATCGTCATATGGAGCTGGCAATGGTGGCTCGATGCGCAGCTGTAGGTGATATGGGTACGTGTCGTCGGGCCGGGATGAGCTTAGAGGCACAACAGAAACCAGATTCCCCCTGTTTCTCAATCGTGGGGAAATCACCACGACAGGGCGCCGCTTGACCATCTCTGGTTCTTGCATCCCCTGGAAATCGCAGATCAATATCGTTCCTTGCTGCGGATGAAAATGGATCGCCATCCCTCTCTCCTTTGGCCGTACCTGGGCCACGATCTTGTTTTTCTACGGCCACTCATAGAACTACTCATTCACCCCGAATTGCGCAGTTCTATGATCAAACCAGCGTCGCCCTGATGTTCTCCACTGCCACGCGCAGCGGGTCTTCTGCCGGTAGCGCCATCTCTGCGATCAGTGCATCCACCTGGGAAACGGCCAGCTCTTGGTCCGGGTGCCCGTCCATCACAGTCTCCAAGACCATGCGAAGGGCTTCGATTTCTGTGGAGAGATTCATTGGCGCTCCTTGGTCTAGTAACTCTGGGGTTGCTGTCAGTGATTCACATCTGCCCGCCCCTTGCCCTTGGCTTTGCCGACTGGCTTAGGAGCAGGTGCAATGGTTGGGGGCGGTGCGACGTGTGCCCATGGGTTTGCCTCGGACTTGACCGGCTTGACCACGTTGTGAAGTTTGTTCGCAAGCGCGAGCACCTCATCTTTCCCGTCAGCCGACAGGTCCCTGAAAAGCAGCACCAGATGCAACTCCAATCGATGGAGTGACGTTAGATCCATGGGTCCGCTTGGGCGGTCTTCCTGTACTTGGTCAGCAGTTGCTACACCAGCAAGCTCGGCCAGGGTGTTTGACAGCATCGGGCTGAAATCAGAGATCTTGCAGCCCAGTAGCTTGCTGAATTTCGCAGCGGCCGCGTTGTTCAGCGGGATGCGCCCGTTCAGGTACTGGCTCAAGGCGCTCTGCCCAAACCCTAACTGGTCAGCAGCCCATTCTTGGGAGTTCGGCTCGCCTCGACTTTTTCGGTCTGTCTTCCAGGCTTTAAACAAAGTCTGTAGGCGTTGTGCATCGGCCTTTTGCTCAGGCGATAGGGGTTGGGCTGGCATGGGCGGAGCGTATTAGTGCGACTACTTCGAATCAAACAGTCGGACTGTTGACATAAGAATCAGTCGGACTAATAATCGAGGCATGCACAACCTCAAGACCATTCGCGAACGTCTCGACGTGACGCAGCAGACCCTGGCCGACGGTATCGGTTGCACCCAGGGGAATGTGGGCCACTACGAGCGCGGTCAAACCCTGCCGCCCGACATGGCGCGCAAGGTCATCGACTTCTGCGCTGCAAATGGACTGGTCATCACTTTCGATCACGTTTACGGCTCCGCCGAACTGCCTTCCGTCGTCTCCGCCGAGCCGACAACCGCCCAGGCCTAACCCATGGCCCGCACCCATTCCCTCCTCGCCGCTGCAACGGCTTGCTCCTGCTCCGGCAGGGGCCTTTTTGATGCATCCCCCCGCCTGGCCATGCGCCATCCGGCTGCCCTCCGTGGCGCTGGTTTGGTGGGTCGGGTGCATCAAAAAGGCGAAGTGATTTGCGTCAGTCATGGCACAAATTTTTGCCCCACCGCAACAGGTAACTCAACCTGTAATTCGTTGATTTCTTTCTATCGAGGCAGCGATGGAACAACTTGCACTCCCCCTCATGGGCCGCTTGGACGGGCCGTCCACCGCTCCTATTTCGCTAGTAACCATGGCAAAGACCTACCGCGAGGCCGTCAGGCTTGCATGGCGTCTGCGCCGGGTGCACTACGCGACGCAACGCCAACTCGCAGCAGAGGCTGGGTTGTATGCGCCACACGTTTCGGACTACCTGTCGGCAGACGACAAGCCATCGCGGCGCAGTCTCCCAGCGGAGCACATCCCGGCATTCGAAACATTTGTGGGCAACACGCTGGTGACGCAATGGATCGCATCCAAGGCCAAGCTCACCGTGCTGGAGGAGCTTCAAGCAACCAAGGCAGCCGCATGAACAACAGCCTCCCACTCAACGCTTTCACCCTGGCCCGCCAACGCGGCAAAGACCTCGACATTCCCGCAGTACCCCCGCGCAAGACCAACACCAGCCGCGCCCCCATGGACGGCCCTATCCGCGCTCTTGATCGCAATGGGCGGCCAACGGTTGGACTGCCACCTCGGGTGCTGGGGTCGATCTCGATCCAGAACCGAGAAGACGGCCGCGCCAGCCAGGACCGCAATGACGCGATCAAACGGGGGACTTCGGCATGAACTGGCAAGCCTACGAGGCCGCTAAGGCGTCTTGGATCAAGCGCCATCCCAACGCTACCACCGAGCAATACGAAGCGGCCATGAAGGCGCTTGCGCGGCGGTTCAAGGTTTGACTATGCGCACCGCCATCAAGCGCGCCGTGATGACGGCCTATTGCTGGGGTCTGGTGCCCGCGTGGCTGGTGGCTTTTGTTTTTCGCGTGTTTCGGTTGAAGCACGTATGAGTTTCACCCGGCTAGGTTCGCTACCGAAAAGCAGCCTCACCCACTGCCTGCCGACGTGATTTTCCGGGTTCCATGAAAGGTGAACATGACAGAACAAGAACTGGGCAACGAAATCGCGGGCATGTGGAACTACCTGCGCCAGCAGGGCGACATGGTGAGCGATGCCCACGCCAGAAAAATCGGGATGCCTTGGGTTGCGCCATATGAGGGTGTGTGTTTCCCCGTGGAGATTGACGGTCGCTTTTCGGTTGTTTCAATCGACGCAGAGCAGGTCGCACGCTTCGCGGCGGCGCTGATGGAACTGGCGCCGGTGTCAATCACCCTTGATCAAGAAATAGACGCTGAGATGGGCGCGCACAGCGCCATCAGCAAGGCGAAGGGCGAGTAATGGCACGCATTCGGACCATCAAGCCAGAGTTCTTCACGAGCGAAGACATCGTGAGCCTGTCCCCGCTTGCGCGTCTCCTGTATGTGGCCCTTTGGTGCGAGGCCGACAAGGAAGGGCGCCTGGTTTGGAAGCCGCTCACGTTCAAACTGCGTTACCTGCCAGCAGACGATTGCGACATCAAGGCCCTGTGCCAAGAGATCATCGACCGCGGCCTGGTCACGCTGTACGGCGAAGGCTATGCGGTGATTCCGGCCTTCGCTGCACACCAGCACATCAACCCACGCGAGAGTGCATCACAGCTGCCTGAGCCTGTCGCGAACGTCACGCGTAAGTCACGCGTCGGCACGCGTCAAGCACGCGTCGGCACCGGTGCAAATCTAGATGTTGACGCACAGGGAGGAAGGGAAGGGAAGGGAAAGGAAGGGAATGATGATCCACGCGTCGATGACGCGACGGGGTTTGATGCTTTTTGGGCATGCTGGCCACAAAACGAGCGAAAGCAGGACAAGGCCAAGTGCTCGGAAAAGTGGAAGCGCGACGGGCTGGACGCTGTGGGTGGTGCCATCGTCGCAGACGTGACGGCAAAGAAGGCCTCGCAGAAATGGCGCGACGGTTTCATCGAAGCCCCCGTGGTGTACCTCAACAACCGCCGCTGGGAAGACGGCGCAGCCGGTTCGGCAACCGGACCGAAGCGCGGCAGCGACGAGTACGCCGCCCTGCACAAGGCCGCCGGCTGGTGGCGGGATGCCGGTTTCGACAGCGTGTGGAGCGCCATCGCTGCGAAGTGCTGGCATGACACCGCCCACCAGTTCCGCGACGGCAAGCGCGTGGAGGTGGCGGCATGAATGCTAAGGAATTGTCACAGCGCATGGCAGGGGATGCTGCGGCCATCGCGCAATATCTATTTCCAAACGGAAAACGATCCGCTGGCGAATGGCGTGTTGGAGGAACCAGCGGAGAGCCGGGCCAGTCGCTTGGCATACGGCTGACCGGCGCGAAGGCTGGGGTTTGGGCGGATTTCGCCTCTGGAGAAAAGGGAGATTTGCTAGACGCATGGGCGGCTGTCCGGGGTTGCTCGATTGCCGAGGCCATCCGTGAAGCGAAGGACTATCTCGGGGTGCGCGACTCCATGCCCGAGCGCGAGAAGAAGACCTTCAAGCGCCCAGCCAAGCCCCAGTGCCAATCTGCCAAGGCTGGCGCGCTGGAATGGCTCAAAGGCCGGGGCCTGACGCCTGAAACCATCGCCGCATTCCGCATCGCGGAGCAGACACGCAACGGCAAAACCTATGCCGTGTTCCCGTACCTGCGCGACGGTGAATTGGTCAACGTCAAGTATCGAAACATCGCGGAGAAGAAGGACATGCGCCAAGAGGTCGGGGCAGAGCCTTGCCTGTTCGGCTGGCACCTGATCGACCCGAAGGCCCGGACGGTGGCAATCACCGAGGGCGAGATTGACGCAATGACGCTGCACCAGTGCGGAGTACCGGCGCTGTCCGTGAACGCCGGGGCAGGCAATCACCAGTGGATGGAAAACGACTGGGAGCGGCTGGATCGGTTCAGCGAAATCCTGATCTTCTTTGACAGCGACGAAGCCGGGAAGGCCTGGGCACAGGAGATTGTTCGCCGCCTGGGGTTGGAGCGTTGCAAGCTGGTCACGCTACCCGCCAAAGATGCAAACGACTACCTTTTGCAAGGCGCCGATGCTTCGGACTTTTGGGAGGCCACGCGCAACGCAAAGACGTTGGACCCCGAGGAACTGCGGCAGGCGAGCGACTTCATCAATAAGGTGAAGGCGATGTTTTATCCGGCGCATGACGACAACCGCGACCCGGTTCTGCGCCTTGACAAAGAGCTGGATTGGTTCGAATTCCGCTCAGGTGAATTGTCGGTCTGGACTGGATACAACGGCCACGGCAAAAGCCTGATGCTTTCCCAAGTCCTACTTGGGCTGATGGCTCAGGGTGAACGAGTGACGGTGTTCAGTGGGGAAATGACGCCAGAGCGTCAGCTCAAGCGTGTGGTGAAGCAGGCGACCGGACTGGACCGCCCGACGATGCAATACATCGATGCAGTGGGCCAATGGGTCACGGACAAGATGTGGTTCTTCAACGTGGTCGGCAGCGCAGGGATCGACCGTCTGCTGCAAGTGTTTCTGTATGCGAACAAGCGCTATGGAATGCGGCATTTCGTCATCGACAGTTTGATGATGACTGACGTGCCCGAGGATGGCCCCGGATCCATGACGGCGCAGAAAGAGGCCGTGCGCAAGCTGTGCGACTTCGCCCGCCGCAATGGTTGCCACCTTCACCTGGTAGCCCACCCACGCAAAGGCGCGGACGAAACCAAGGGGCCGGGAAAGCTCGACGTGGCCGGATCATCAAAGATCACCGACGGCGCAGACAACGTATTCACCGTGTGGAGTGCCCGCCGGGATGAAAACGATCCCGACATTGACCCCGACAAGCCGGACGCCCGCCTGGAGCTGCAAAAGCAGCGCAACGGCGACACCCAGCACTACACGCAGCACCTGTGGTTTTGCAAATCGGCGCAGCAGTTCGCGACTACACCCCGTCGCCAGCCGATTTCATACGTCCCCTATTCGGGCGATGCGGTCTATGCACAGCAATGACGGATTACGAAAAGCAGCTAGCCCATCTGATCAAGTTGGCAAGCCATCAATCAACAAAGGCCCATTCGTGGCACAGAGCACAGGAGTTGGAGCGATGCGAAACGGGAATGTGGAACGGAATCAGCGAGGAACTACGACAGCACATGGCAAAGCGTGCCGAGTGGCAGGTGGAGCCGCAAGGAAGGAAGGGGTGAAGTGATGCGATGCAAAGTTGGTGATTTGGCGATTCGTATTAAGGCGTTTGACGACTCCTTTGTTAAGGCTGGTTCGCTTGTGCGCTGCCTGCGGCTGAACAACTTCACGGTCATGCTGCATGGATCGCAATCCTCATTGCCGACAGAGGCGAACAACACGTGGGATGTTGAGTGGAATGGCCGGTTGGTTGACGATAACGGGTGGCGAATGGCTATCCCAGACGAGCACCTCCAGCCCATCGGAAACCCAGGCGAAGACGCCCGCGACGAAACACTTTTGTGGCTCCCAGTGCCCAGCCGCGAAGAGGTGTCGGCATGAGCAAGGTTTGTGAATACGCTTTTGTTGCTGTTTTCAGCATCTTGTTGTTTTTCCTCTGCGGTGCGTTTTGGTACGACACGTTTCAGTCAGGGCTGATTAAAGACTGCGCACAACTAGGCCAATCTAGGCAGGGCAAGTTGCACATCAAGTGCGAGGTGGTGAAGCCATGACCCACCAAGTCCACCAAGGCCAGCGCTACCAGTGCGGCCAGAACGAATACATCGCCTACGAGAACGGCACCCAGGTCGTGCAAGTGGCGAGGATTGACCATGACCTGCTTTACCCGCTGCACGCGCCAATCTTGCTGCACGCCAGCCAGTTGACGCCGCTGCCGGTGCGCCGCTACCACGGGGAGGTGCGGTGATGGCTCCATTGCTTCTCACTCTGCCATGGCCGCCCAAGGAGCTGAGCCCGAACGCGCGCCAGCACTGGAGTCGTCTTTCCAAGGCCAAGAAGGCCTACCGGGCCAACTGCGCATGGACTGCGAAAGAGCAGGGCGCCCAACGCATCGAAGCCGCGCGCCTGCACTTGTCGCTGGTGTTCGTGCCGCCGAACCGCCGCGCCCATGACCTGGACAACTGCTTGGCTCGCATGAAGTCGGGGCTGGATGGCCTGGCCGATGTGCTGGGCGTGGACGACAAGAACTGGACCCTGACCATCGCCCGCGCGGATGAGGTGGGCGGCTTTGTGCGCGTGGAGGTGACAGCGTGAAAGCCGTCCTCATCCGTTCCCCCAAGGGCTTGGTGGGCAGCACGCCAGCCGACCAAGACGCTTGGGCCAAGTTCAAGCGCCGTCTCGAAACCATGAAGCCCGGCACCTGGCTGCGCATGGAGTGGAGCCGCCCGCGCAACGGCGCCCACCACCGAAAGATGTTCGCCCTGCTGCAGCTGGTGGCAGAGAACAGCGAGACCTACAGCACGCCAGAAAAGGCGCTGGTGGCCGTGAAGCTGGCGGCCGGGTACTTCGACCCAATGCCTGACCCGCGCACGGGCGAGATCATCCCGGTGCTGCACAGCGTCAGCTATGACGCCATGGACCAAGACGCATTCGAGAAGTTCTACAGCGCCGCGCTGGATGGTGTGTTGCAAGTCATCTTGCCGACCATGCCGCGCGAGACAGCGGAGCACCTGATGGAAATGATCGTGGAGGGCTGGGCATGAAGCGCGAACCAGTCACCCACGACTACACCAGCCTGAGCTGGGGTCACAACATCACGTTCATAAGCATCAGCCCGGACGGCACGCGCGCGCGAGTGATCTGCCATGGCCACGGCGTCCGACATGGGGACTTCCTGATTCTTCCTAGCCATGGCAGCACTACGCGGTATCGCGTCGCCGCTTGGGAGCAGAAGCGACCGAGCGACTGCTGGGCCGCAGATATCGAGTTCGCGCCACGGGCGGTGGAGGTTGCTCTATGAAGCGCAGCGGATTCAAAACCCGCGTGCATTGCCGTGAGCCACGCGACCCAGACCGCGTTCGTGCCACGCCCACCGTGACGCCCGGAGCATTCCGCGCGCCGCAGTCGGTGGTGGCCGCGCCAGCCGCCGCCCCGAAGACTACGGCCCACCGTAACGCCCACTTGCGCGAAATGGCCCGAGGCATGCCCTGCCTGCTGCGCGTTCCCGGTGTGTGCACCCAGGACCGCGCCACGGTGGTGTGCTGCCACAGCAATTTGAGCATCCACGGCAAAGCGGGAGCCCGCAAGGCAGACGACCACTACAGCGTGTGGGGCTGCGCGGCTTGCCACCAATGGCTGGATCAAGGGGCCGCGCCGCGCGCGCAGAAGGCCGCCGCTTTCATGTCCGCCCATCTGGCCCAGGTGCTGGAGTGGCGCGCCATCGCCTTTGACACCAACAGCTCGCCACGCGACCGGGGCGCCGCGCTCTGGGCGCTGGGGCTGTTGAACGCAACACCTGCAGGAGCACAACCATGACAACCCGCCACTACCTTGGAGAAAACACCAAGGCGATCCTCAACACGTTGGACAAGAGCGGCCCCATGAGCCGGGACCAGGTGGTCGCCGCCACCGGTATAGAGCGCGACACGGTGGGCACATACCTGCGCCGCTGTGCATTCCGTGGGCTGGTGACAGCAGACAGAACCGTGAACCCACCGGTCTTTGCCGTCACACCTGGCTGGGAGGCATACCTTGTAACCACGCGCCCACCGGACAAGCCAAAGAAGCCCAGGCCCGAGCCCGTCACCACGGTGGCCATCGCCCGGCAGACACAACCGAACAGCGTCTTTGCTCTGGGAGCGCATCAATGACGAGAAAACACTGCAAGCGCAAGGTGTGGAGCACATCCATCAACGCCGTCACGCACGCTATCGAAGGCGCCGCGATCACGTCAGAACCCTTGCTGAACCAACTCCGCGCCCGCGAACTGGCTGCCGTGGAGGCTTTCCGAACGGGGTCCGCCACGCTGCAGGAGTGGGCTGACATCACCGGGATGCTCAACATCTGCGAAACCATGGCGCGCGGAGGGATTGGCCCCGAAGCATTGGAGGCCTGCGAACGGGCCGAACGTGAACTGATTGCCGCAGGTCTGCGCTTTGAGAAAACACGGCGCATGGCAACCAGCGGCCCGGGGTTGCAGGCCTTCCGCGACGTTTACCAGTTCCATGATCTTAAAAGGCAATGCGTGAGCCGCGCGGAGTACGACCGCTGGATCAAGAAGACATCACTGCGGACCAAGTCAAAGGCGCCCGAGGTGCGCGACATGGCCGAGGTGGCGAGGTGAGCTGCCAGGACTGCAAGCGACTCAAAAAGCGGAGAGGAAGAACACCATGAAACAGATCGATGCGGCCGTTCAGGCCGCGCACCAGTGGGTGGTAGACAGCACCGGGATCAGTCACGGAGCCCTTGCCACGGCGTGTTGGTATGCATTGGTCGCGGTCGGGGCATTGATGGTGGTAGGCGTTTCAAAGTTCGGGCTGTGGGGGGATCCAGGATTCGTGTTTATGGCGGTCTATGCCTTCGTCCTGTTGCCGCTGGCGTTGTTTTTGGCGCAACGGCTCCCGCCAGCCATACACCATTCGCCTGTCGCGACAGCCGTTCGGCTGTTCACGCTCGCTGCACTCGCAATAGAGATTGTTAGATGGGCTTTTGACGCGAACTCGGATGGCGTCCCAGTCATCACGCTGATGGTGCCGTTGGCTGTGGCGCATCTGTATTTCTGTGCATGCGATCCGCCAAGGCCACGGAGGCGCCGGAACTCAGGCGCCGCGATTGCAGCCGCGCCGTGATGCCACAAAAAGGAAAGCCACCCGAAGGTGGCGATCCCGGACTTTCTGGTCCTGAGCAAATCAGATTTTACCGGGAGATTGATGATGACCGACAAGAACCTCAGTGAAAAGCGCAGCAGCCGTGTGCAGGTGCTGGAAGCTGTGCACGCCTTGAACGATCAAGAGATGGAGATCAACGTGTCCGCGCTGGTCCGCCACACCGGATTGAAGGTAGTCACGGTGAACGACTGCATCAAGGAGTTGAAGGAGCGTGGGGACATTTTTTCACCAGCCCGGGGAATCTACAAACCCAGCCTGCGACATGAGCCGAGCGAGGCCGTCAGCCTGACAGCCCTGCCAACCGGCCATGTGAAGTTGGAGAAGGGCGACACCGTGATGGAGTTCACCCCGCATGAGTGGCGGCTGCAGGTGGCGCCGTTTGCGGCTGGGGCATCCGCGCAGACGGCGGTGATTGAGGCCACGCACCACACGCTGCAGCTGCTGGAGCAGGTCCGCAAGCTCCAGCGCCAGGTGGACGGGCTGCGCACGGTCATCGCAACGAATCCGGCGCAACTGGCGCTGTTGGAGGCGGCATGAGCCAAGCGCACTGGTAGAGGAAAATTGGATGTGAACACTGCCCGGCGCGAGGGGAATTCATTGGGGCACAGCAAGCAAAGGAGTAGACATGGATTGCAAAGACCGAATGTCAAAAGAGTTAGCCAAAGCCATCCTAGATGGAACAGCTAACAGTCTGGGCTATATACAACCCACAGGAGAGCCGGGAGTTGGAATGGTTTTGTTCGATCAAATGACCATCTCTTTTGAATCGGGGTGCGTGAGTCTCAGATTCCTAAAGGATGGCGTCGTTTTGCGAGAAGTGGAATTTGATAACCCAAAAGACACACATTCCGTGTTGGATGTTGGCTTGGTCTCTGGGCAAATCAAAACGATCTTTGGGTCTTGATTGGACCTACCCATCACACCTGAAAGGCCGCTATGCAAGATAAGACCGACTTCCGATTCAACGAACGGGACGCCCAGCACTGGGCAAGAAAGATGTTTGCACAGAGCATGGAGCCATCCCCGCTGCTGAAGCTGATGCCCAAGCCCGCGCCACTGACCCGCACCCAGCGCTGGCGCCGCAACATCCGCTGGAAGATAGAAGCCGCGCGCCTGCGGGTGGGGAGTTGGATCGCTGGGGTGGACCTGGACGAACGATGAAAGGAGAATGACGACATGACGCAAGACGAAGTGAACGACGAAAAAACCGAGTCTGCTGAAAATGCAAGGATTGAGCCGGTTCAAGGCGGGGTTGTGATCTGGGATTCCATAAGCCACATGATGAACGAAACCGCAGAACAAGCCGCCCGCGACATGCTTGAACGCATGGGCATCGAAGACGCTCAGAGCATCACAACCGTGGATCTCATGGAGCTGACAAACCTCATCGCCGCGAGCAAGAAGGCAACTCCACCCCAAGAATGGGAGCCCCTGACGCCTGAGCGGCTGGAGAAGCTCAATCGATCCCGCTCAGAGGAACCCGCCACGTACTGGGTGGCAGCCAATGGCCAGCATCATGGAGAAAAGCCATATCTCGGCACTTACTCGTATTTCGACCAAGTGTTTTACTGCGACGACGAGCGAGCGATTCATGCATCTAACGTCACTCACATCATGGCCGTATACATCCCCGAGTTGCCAAAGGCTTGACACCACCGCAGAGCGCGGCATCATGTTTTGTGCACGATAGACGGCGGCGGCGGTTTCCGGAACTACCCCTTACCGAGACAACCCAGAGCCCGGGGCGCGCGCCTTGAGTCGTAGCACAGAATGCTGCGGCAAGGGACTCTCGAAATATCGCGGTGTAGCTCAGATAGTAGAGCGCCGGGTTCATACCCCGAAAGTCGAGGATGCGAGCGCCTCCACCGCAACCATCAAGTATCGGTAGCTCAACTGGCAGAGCGCTGGTCTCCAAAACCAGAGGTTGTAGGTTCGAGGCCTACCCGGTATGCCAGGTTTTGAATTGCGTGCCAGAGTTGGTCTATAGGTGACTCGATGCAAGAGCGGGGGCGTGGCGCCGAGAGCCTATACGCCCGCGCCCATGGGTTCAAATCCCATCGCAGTTCCCACACACCAAGGCCGCCTACTGGGGCGGCTTTTCTTTGCCCCCCAGTAGGGTTCGATCAGAAAGTCCATTCCCGGAACACTCCGGGCCATGGCAAAGAAACCGGCTGGAAAACCTGCCACCCCAAGCAAAACGACACCTGCGGCCTCAAAGAAGGGGCGCTCTACTGGTGCGCGCGTGGATGGTTTGCTGCCTAAACAGGCCAAGTTTGTAGCGGAATACCTAATATCCGGAAATGCCACGCAAGCCGCTCTGGCTGCGGGTTACAGCCCCAAGACCGCCCATGTGATCGGGCAGGAAAACTTGAAGAAACCTGTAATCGCAAGTCTTTTGCAGGTAAAGAACACCGAAATCGCCGCGCGCCAGGATGAACGCCTCGCCGCGATGGAGTTGACCAAGGAGCGCGTGCAGCGCGAGATCGCCCGGATCGCCTTCTTCGACGCCCGCAAGATGTTTGGCCCGGACGGCACGCCACTGGCTATCACCGAGCTGGACGACGACACCGCCGCCTGCATCGTGGGCCTGGATGTGTTGGAAGAGTGGCAAGGCACTGGCGAAGCCCGGGTGCTGGTCGGCCACGTCAAGAAGTACAAGATCGCCAACAAGAATGTGGCGCTGGATCAGGCTTCCAAGATCCTGGGGATGTACGAGAAGGACAACGAGCAGACCAAGCCAAACGTCCGCGTGGTGGTTGTTCCAGCGAAGGACGCATCGTGATCCTTGCGCCTGTTGCTGACGATGTTTTGTGGAAGCCTGCGCCGAAGCAGTCAATGCTTCTTTCGGCTGTGGATCTTGAGGTTTTGTACGGCGGTGCGGCTGGCGCAGGCAAGTCGGATTGCTTGCTGATCGACGCGCTTGGCTTGCAGCAGAACGCCATAGAGAACCGAAACTATCAAGCCATCATTTTCCGGCGCACTTTCCCCGACCTGCGCGACCTGATTGACCGCTCGCAGGACCTTTACCCAGCGTTCGGCGGGAAGTACGACAAAACCAGTCACATCTGGGCCTTCCCGAGTGGCGCGCGCGTCGAGTTCGGGCACATGCAGTACGACAGCGACCGCTTCAAGTACCGTGGGCGCGCCTTCCAGTACATAGGCTGGGACGAGCTGACGCTGTTCCCGACCGATGTGCCTTACCGGTACATGCTGTCGCGGCTGCGCTCGAAAGACCCAGCCATCACCTGCTATGTGCGCGCGACCACCAACCCGGATGGCCCAGGCTTCCGCTGGGTAAAGGAATACTGGCGCATCCCGACCGAAGGCACGTCCACTCGATTCAAGGTGGCCGTCAAAGACCCGGAAACCGGCGAAGAACACGAACACGGGCGCAGGTTCATTTCTGCCCGTCTGAGCGACAACCCTCACCTGGCTGATAGCGGTTACCGCCAGACACTGCTGCTGCTGTCGGCGGAAGAGCAGCGTGCATTGCTGATGGGCCGATGGGAGACGCCAAACATTAAAGGCGCGTACTACGCCGAGCAGATGGAGGCGGCCCGCCTTGCTGGGCGAGTTCTCAAGATACCGTTGCTTGCTGGTGTGCCAGTCAATACCTTTTGGGATTTGGGTTGGAACGACACCACAGCCATCTGGTTTCACCAGCGGGTTGGCATGGAGCACCGATTCATCGACTACATCGAGTGCAGCGGCAAAGATTTGGGATTCTTTGCGCAGGAGCTGCAAGGTCGCCCATACACCTACGCCCAGCACTATCTGCCGCACGACGCTGAGAACAAGACACTCGCATCTGGTGGGAAAAGCGTCCGAATGCTGCTGCAGGACTTGTTGCCTGGGCACAAATTTACCGTTGTTCCACGCACAGAAAACCTCGTGTCTTCGATCAACCAGACCCGGGCCGTGCTGCCTGCCTGCTATTTCGATGAGGACAAGTGCGCCGATGGTGTGGCGGCCATGGAGGCCTACCGCCGCGAGTGGGACGAGAAGCTTGGCGACTACAAGCAGGAGCCGTTGCACGACTGGGCCTCCAACGGGGCAGACGCTTTCCGGCAGTTCGCACAGGGCTTCCGCGAAATCTACATGCCCGGCACCAAGCCAAAGAGCTGGCGCGACCGCCTCGGCATCAAGAACAAATCGAACGGATCGGCTCAGGCCGCTTGAACACCATGGCAAACGACCAAAGCGCGCGCGAAAACTGGGCTCGCTACCAGTACGGCAAGGACCGTGGGCACATCGAGTACACCGAGCAGGCGGAACTGTGCCAGCGCATGTACATGGGTGGCGGTCTGCAGTGGAGCGATGTGGACAAGGACATCCTGCGTTCTCAAGGACGGCCGTTCTACGAGTTCAACGAGGTTAAGCCAAGCGTGAACAGCGCCATCGGCTACCAGATACAGAACCGCATGGACATCGCGTTCAAGCCGCGCGGGGAACAGGGCGATCTGGACACAGCGACGATCTTGTCCAAGGTGGCCATGCAGATCGCCGACAGCACGAAGCTGCACTGGCTGGAGACCCAGGTGTACAGCGACGGCCTGATCGAGCAGCGCGGCTACTACGACATCCGCATGGACTTCGACCGCAACATGAAGGGCGATGTCACGATCTTTGGGCTCGACCCGCGCGATGTCATCCCGGACCCAGACGCCAAGAGCTACGACCCTGACAAGTGGGGCGATGTCACGGTTTCGCGCTGGCTGACGCTGGACGAGATCGAGCAGCTGTGGGGCAAGGCGGCGCGCGACAAGGCGGCGGCATCCGGCGACGAAGGCCAGGACTACGGAGAGACAGACGACGAAGTCCGCCGAAACAAGTTCGGTAGCGACCGCAATGTCGGCCTGTACGACGCCTTCACCATGGGCGGCGACGGGATGCAGCGCTATCGCGTCATCGATCGCCAGATCGCGGTGTTCGAAAAGACCGATTGCCTGGTGTATCCCGAGAGCGGTGACATCATCATCATGGCCAACATGTCCGAGGAGTCGGTGGCCGATGCTCTGAACAAGGGCGCGGTGAAGGCCAAGCGCATGCGCCGCCGCATCAAGTGGGTAGTCAGCACATTCAGCACCACGCTGCACGAAGGCTACAGCCCCTACGACCACTTCACTGTCGTCCCTTACTTCGCCTACTTCCGGCGCGGCATGACCCGTGGCATGGTGGATGACGCCATTGGCCCACAAGAGGCATTGAACAAGGCCGTCAGCCAGTACATCCACATCATCAACACCAGCGCCAACAGCGGCTGGATCGTGGAGCAAGACAGCCTGACGAACATGACCGTCGAGGATCTTGAGGAAGTCGGCGCCAAGACAGGGTTGGTGATCGAGTTCCAGAAAGGGACCACGAAGCCCGAGAAGATCCTGCCTAACCAGATCCCGACTGGCGTGGACAAGCTGATCGATCGCGCGACCAAGGCCCTTAAAGATGTGACCGTTCCAGAGGCAATGCGCGGCCAACAAGGCCCGGAGAGCAGCGGTGTCGCCATCCAGGCCAAGCAGTTCGCCAGCCAACAGCAGTTAGCCGTCCCATTGGACAACCTGGCATACACCCGCCAGCTCTTGGCTGCCCGCATCCTGAAGCTGATCCAGCGCTATTACGACAGCTACCGCGTCTTCCGCATCACCGAGACAGACCCTAAGACCGGCAAGCCGAAGGAAGAGATTCTGGAGATCAACAAGTTCGACCCGGAGACTGGTTCTTACTTGTACGACGTCACGGTGGGCGAATACGACGTGGTCATCACCGAGCAGCCGATGCAGGTGACGTTTGAGAACAGCCAGTTCCAGCAGGTCATCGAACTGATGAAGGCTGGCGTGCAACTGCCACCAACGGCAGCGCTGCGCTACTCCAACCTGACGGACAAGCACGAGCTCATGGAGCAGATGGCAGGAGCAGGCGCACCGCCGCCTGACCCAGAAGCAGAGGCTCGCGCCCAGCTCACCATGGCCCAAGCCCGCAAGGCTGACTCCGACGCCACGAACACGGACATGGAAACGCTGTACAGCGCAGCCCAGACCGCGCAGGTGCTGGCCACCATTCCGCAGACCGCGCCGCTGGCCGACGAGTTGGCCGCATCCGTGGGCTTTAAGGATCAGAACGGCGGGACCATCGTGCCGCAACTGGCTGAAGCCGCCATGGCCGCGCCTGTGGACCCATTCCCTTCGAACACAGACCCAACCACACCAGCCAGCCCTGACATTGGGTTTCAGGCCGGGATTGAGACGCCAGAAGCCGACGGCGTGATTGTTTGACCACCACCGAGAGAGAAGACCATGACCACCTATTGCAAAGGGCTAACAAGAATGGGGCACGGTGAGAACGCTGTGTGCGGGGATCGCTACTACAGCGATACCTACCAGTGCGCGAGTTGCGCATTGATTGACGGCAAAGCAGCAACCCAAGAAGCCAAAGGCACCAACACTGCAGACGACGGCCTGGTGAAAGCCATCGCTCGCGTTGCCCATGAAGTCGTCGCTGGCCACAACACCGCCTATGGCAACTACACCACGCCGCCTTGGGAGTCGCTGCCGGAGAAGGACAAGGCCCACACCTGCGCCAGGGTGGCTGCGTTCCTGAACAACCCAGGACTTCACCCAACCGCCCAGCACGGGGTGGCTGTGGCTACGTTGTCTGCCTCAGAGCGCGCTGCGGCCTACGTTTTCCACGGGGTAGTGCACGCCATCGCCCGCGAGCAGACCCGCGATTGAATTTCCAACCAACCAAAGGAGATCGGCATGAAAGGAATCACCGTTAGCGACAAGAGCGAACAGGACTGGCGCGCCGAGAGCGACATGCGCGCCTTGGCTGAAGCCGAAGAGATCCGCAAGGACCCCAAGCGCCTGAAAGCCGCCCTGGCCAAGGCCAAGGAAAAGATCGCGGAGCTGCAGAGCCTGCAGACCGAGAAGAAGTAACAAAACACCAACCACTGAGAAAGACCAAACCATGAACCCCTTGCTCAAGATGATGATGGCCCGCGTGATGGCTCCCGCTGGCGAAGATGGCACCGACACCGGTGGAACAGACACGTCTGTGGTGGATCGCGGCGATGTGGTTGACCCTGCTCTGACCGCAGACAACCTGGCATCGCTGGTCGAGGCCAATGACGATGGCTTCGGAGATGCAGACCCCAACGCAGGCGAGCAGGACGACCAGGCGGCTGGAGAAGGCCAAGGCGGCGCAGATGATGCTGCTGGCGAACACGGGCGCCCCGCCGCCACTGGCATCCCCAAGGGCCGCTTCAACGAAGTGAATCAGCAGCGCAAAGACGCGCTGGCCGCGCTGGCCGCCGCCAATGAAGAGATCGCTCGCCTGAAGGGGACGAAGCCAGACGCTGCGAGCCCAACACCTGCACCGGCGCCAGCTGCGAAAGCACCAGCCCCTGCAACTGCCGCCGCAGCACCAGCCGGTGAATTCGACGTCGAGGCCCAGGAAGAAGCCTATGTTGCCGCCCTGATGGAGGGTGACACGAAGGGCGCTGTCGCCATCCGCCGCCAGATCAATGCGTTCCTCCAGGACCAGGCATCAGCCCGAGCAACCCAGGAACTGACGGCCAGACAGTCCGCGCAGCTGCTGAAGACCACCGCCGAAAGCGTGTCGGCTGCCTACCCATGGTTGAACACTCCGGAAGGCGCAGACACGCTGGAACTGATCCTGGCTGCGCGCGACCGCAAGATCGCAAACGGCATGCCTCCACACCTGGCACTGGCCGACGCAGCGAACACTATTGCCCCGAAATTCGCCCCTGAAGGTGAGACGCCCCCCAGTAGGGTTTCTGCAAATGGCGAACCTGCGAAAGACTCACGTCCAGCAGCAGCACTAGCCCGTGGTGCAGCGGATTCAACCGCTCAACCACCGGCATTGCAGGCTGGTATCGGGCAGCGGGCAACCGCCGCACGCGTGAACGTAAGTCAGATGACCGAGGAGCAATTCGAGGCGCTGACACCGGCTGAGAAGAAACGCCTACGCGGCGATTGACGCTCAGGGCCAGCGGGAGACCACCCGCCTGCTGGCCATCCTCTCCAGGGTGATTTCGTCCACACGGCAGGACGTTAAACGGCCAGGCGCTCTTGACCGCCTCGTAGTCATGTTTCTCGCATTGGCAGCGCACGCCTTAGTCCGTAACCAATCAAGGAGCATGGCTATGAGCCTGACCAATTTTGCGGCCCTGACGCCGCAGCAAAAACTTGTCTGGTCTCGCGATGTGTGGTCCGCCGCACGCGACCAGATGTTCGTCAAGCGTTTCCTGGGCACCGGCCAGAACGCAATGATCCAGCGCATCACCGAGCTGACCAAGACTGAAAAGGGCGAGCAGGTCATCATGCATCTGGTGGCCGACCTGGTCCAAGACGGCGTGATCGGTGACAACGAGCGCGAAGGCAACGAGGAATCGATGCAGTCGTACTCGCAGATCATCACCATCGATCAGCTCACCCACAGCGTGCGCAACAAGGGCAAGCTGGCTGATCAGAAGACGGTGATCAACTTCCGCGAAATGGGCAAGGACCGCCTTGCTTACTGGCTGGCCAATCGCACCGACCAACTGACGTTCCTGACGCTGTCCGGCATCAGCTACGCCTTCCAGAACAACGGCGCGGCCCGCGTTGGCTCCCAATTCCCCAACCTGGCATTCGCCGCCGATGTGTCCGCACCTTCGGCCAAGCGCTCGCTGATGTGGGACGGTACGTCGCTGGCTGTCTCCGCCACCGGCAGCATCACCACCGGCTACGTGCCCAGCTACAAGATGATCGTGGATCTCATCGCCTACGCGAAAGAGAACTACGTCAAGCCTCTGATGGAAGGCGGCAAGGAGTATTACGTGCTCCTGGTGGCCCCTGGCACGCTGGCGGCCCTGAAGAAGGATGCCGACTACCAGCGAGCAGTGGTGGCTGTTGCCACGAAGTCCGGCGCGGATTCGCCATGGTTCACCGGCGCAACCGTGACCGTTGACGGTGCCGTGATCCACGAGCACCGCCTGGTCTACACCACCAAGGGCGCCGCATCGGGCTCGAAGTGGGGTTCTGGCGGCCTGGTGAACGGCACCCGCACGCTGCTGTGCGGCGCTCAGGCACTGGGCATGGCCGACCTTGGCCCCGCCGAATGGGATGAGAAGACATTCCAGTACGGCAGCCAGCAGGGCATCAACATCGACAAGATGTTTGGTCTCCTGAAGCCCAAGTTCTACAGCATCTACAACGGGTCCGTCGAGGACTTCGGCGTGGTGTCCGTGGATCACTACCTGCAATAAGCAGCCAAGCGAGCGGGGCTTCGGCCCCGTTCATCCATTCCCCTGATGTTGAAGGAATTTCATCATGACCATCACCAAGAAATCTGGCCGCCAGGAAGTCATCGCGGCCACTGCCGACTTCACCTATGCCGACGTGACCGACGACACCTATATGGCTGCCGTTGATCTGCCCGGCGGCGCCATCGTAGTCGGCGGCCATCTGGCCATCACCACACTGTTCAACTCTGCCACGGATGACAAGTTCTCCATCGGTGACAAGGTGGGCTCTGCCTCCGCCACCAAGGACACCTATGCGGCCCTGTCGGCAGACATCACCGCTGTGGGCGCTGTGCCCATCGTGGCGACGGGCAAGAAGTACAGCGAGCCCAGCACTGTTGGCGTTGTTTGGAATGGCTCCGGCACGGCTCCTACCGCTGGTGTAGGCCGCCTGACGGTGCTCTACATCGTGGACGGCCGCGCTGCCTTCAGCCAAGGCTAAACCCTTTCTCAGTGGTCAGGCCAGAAACGGCCTTTTGCACCCGGTGGCTTGATCACCACCGGGTTTTTTGAAGGACACAATCATGAAATTTCGCTCTCCCACTGACGAGCCTATGCATGTGGCTCTGACGACCGGCCATACCTGCGTCATCCCGCCTGAAGGCGTTGACCTGGAGCCGATGTTCCAGCGCGAGGCCATTGCCCGTGGCGCACTGGCTGGTGACGAAGTCGCTCCGGTTGCTGGTTCGGCCCCGCAGTTCGACCGCAAGCAAGTCATCGCTGATGCCATCAATGCGCTGATGGACGGCGAAGATCAAGACGCATTCAACGACGACGGCAAGCCAAACCTGAAGAAGCTCAACGCACGTTTGGGTTTCCAGGCATCGCGCACCGAAGTGGATGCGGTCTTTGAAGAAATGACCAAGCCTGACGCTTAAGGTCATTCCATGAACGTCTCTGAGTTCATCGCCGCCTTCCGCACTGATTTGGTGGACAACGACACGCCACCGTTGTGGAGTGATTCCGACATCGTCCGCTACCTCAACGACGCGGTACAGGAGGCGAATGAACGGGCGTTCCTGACCGAGGACCGGGCTACACCGGCCGTTTGCAGCATCACGCTGTCGGCCGGTGTGTCAACGTACAACCTGCACCCTTCGGTCATCCGAATCAAGCGGATTTCCTACCTAGGCCGCCCATTGGACGAAACCAGCGTGGAGGCCATGGACTGCGAATCCTCGAACTGGGAAAGCCGTTCAGGCGAGCCGCGCCGGTACATCTTCGAGCAGGCCAGTGGGGGTTCTCCGGCAAGGGTGCGCCTATGGCCCGCTCCAACCAGCGCTGGATCCATCGCGCTGACCGTCAATCGCGGCGCACTCAACAAGCTCACTGCTGCAAACGGAACGGCAAAGCCAGAGCTGCCGGAGCGGTTTCATGAGCGCCTGAAAGACTGGGTCTACCGATGCGCATACCTCAAGCAGGACGCAGACGCATTCGACAAGTCCAAGGCCATCGAGTTTGAAGCATCGTTTGAGCGCTCGTTTGGCCCGCGTCCCGATGCCAACGTTCAGCGCAAGCAGCGCGACAAACGACCACCCCTCGTGCGCTCCAGCTGGTAGGCGCCCCCAGTAGGGTTCGACCAACCCCATCCCAATCGGGAGACTTGGCGGCAAGACACCCCGAAAGGCTCACCGATGTACGGCTACCAGCCACCGGCAGCGCGCCGTCTCGCGCAAACCCCTGAACAATACGCAGACGGCGGCCTGGTTGCGCGCATGAAAAGCGCCGATGCCGGGCCTGCTGCGTTTGGCTCGCGTGGCCTGAGCCAGTTGCGCGACATGGTGCCCAAGGTGGCCTCGATGGGCTACCCGCAGCAAGCCGCAGCGCCTGCTCCAGCCCCTGCCCCTGTATCCGACCCACGCGCATCCCAGTTGATGGCCATGATCCCGCAGATGGAGGCTATGGGGTTCAAGCAGAAGCCGCAGATGCTCGCCCGTGGTGGCATGGTGCGCGGACCCGGCACCGGCACCAGCGACAGCATCGCCACCGAAGCCGAGCCCGGCACGTACATCATGCCCGCCGACTCCACGGCCGCAATCGGCCCGAGCGCGCTGGAGAAGATGGGCACAGTCCCTGTGCGCCTGAGCGACGGCGAGTTTGAGTTTCCACCCGAACAGGTGATGGCCATTGGCGCTGCCGTGCTCAAGCTCATGAAAGACGCCACGCACACCCCTGTGAATGGTGAAGACGGCGGGCAGACTGACGCCGAAGTCGAGGATGACGACGACGATGAAAAAGGCGCCCGTGGCTTCAACCCGGCCGACCGCATGGCCGAGATGCCCCAGATGTTCGCAGACGGTGGAATGGTGGACCCGAACCGCCCACGCAGCTTTGGAGATGCCGCAGCCGCTGCGCAAGATCCTGGTGTGACGCAGATTGGCGCAGGCTACCAGCCCGCCAATGGAACCATGAGCGTTGTCCCGGCGCAGCCTCGGCCAGCGCTCGGAGTGACCTCGACCCCCGTGCAACCGTCTTCGACGCCCGTCAATGTGGCGAACCCAGCATGGCAGCGCATGGCGGCCGCGCCCAGCCCTGCAGCTCCCGCCCAGGCCCCCATGGGCTGGCAGGCCCGCCAGGATCAGCGCAGTCTGGAAGTGACCGCCAGTTCGATCATGGACAGCCCAGAGCGCCGCGCCGCGCAGCAACGATTGGGCACGATGCCAGCAGCCGGGTTCCAGCCGCGCCGGTATGCGGATGGCGGCATGGTCGAAGACGACCTGCAAAAGCGCCTGATGCAGATCCCATCAAGCGCCCCTGCTGGCTGGAATGGCGGCGGAGCCAATTCTGGTGGTGCAACCGGCAGCTGGGAGGCGCCACAGGCCGCACCCGCCACGACGCAACCCGCTGGTGCCCTGACTCGCGCCGCATCCATGTCTGCCCCCGCTCCCGCAGCTCAGGCCATGGGGACGTTGCCAAACAACGCTGTCACGCGCACCGGCAACAGCTACACCGGCCCCGCGAACATCAGCGGCGACATCACGGTAAACGGCCAGACGCCGGGCGGTGGCGCGATCAGCGCGCAGAACATGGGCGCAGCTGACTCCCTGGCGCGCCGTGGTGCTGCTGACGCAATGGCCTCGATGCCGAATGCTCCGGCGCCAGTGCAGGCGCCTACCATTCGCACCAGCGCGAACGACTGGCAGGCGCGCAAGGACTTGGAGAACGCCGCCACATCGGCAGCGAGCATCACCAACAACGGCGGCCGGTTTGACCCGACAGGTGGCAAGAACCCCGCCGCTCTGGCCTACCGTGCCGCACTGGAAACCGACAACGCCTTGCGCGCCAGCGCCCCGGGCCTCGCTCAGCAGGCCATGCGCGAACAAGGCGACACCCAGCGCGCAGGACTGCAGGTGACTGCCAGCGGCTTGAATGCAGCGGCCGACCGCCAAAACGCATTGGAGCGCACGCTGATTGGCGAGCGCGGCGCAAACGCGCGGGCCGGGCTGTCTGCTGCGGCGACGCTGGATGCGGCAAAGGTCAGGGCCGGAGCTGGTGCGAACAAGCCATTGAACGACGTGCAAAGCAAGGCGCTGCAGTTCGGCACGCGGATGCAGGCAGCAGGCTCTGTGCTGGATGGCCTTGCCTCCAAGGGTGTGGACCAGCCCGGCCTGATCAAGCGCGCCGCCGACGCCGTTGGCATGGGAGGCGCAGCAAACTGGACTCAGAGCGGCGAACAACAGCAGGTTGAACAAGCCCAACGCGATTTCATCAACGCCGTGCTGCGCCGCGAGTCTGGTGCTGCGATTGCTGACAGCGAGTTCTCCAACGCGCGCCAGCAGTATTTCCCGCAGGTTGGCGACAGCCCCGAGGTAATCGCCCAGAAGCGCAAGAACCGCGAGATTGCCACGGCTGGCGTCCTGGCAGAAGTGCCTGATAGCGAAACCCGTGTGAACCAGGTGATGGCCACAGCGAACGGGAACAGTCAGGCCCCGCAGGGCTTGCCATCGGGCATGTCCCGGCAAGTCGGAACATCAGGCGGCCGCCCAGTCTACGAAGACGCGCAGGGCAATCGATTCATTGGAGGCTGACGCATGGCACTGACCCCATTCACGGGCGAGCTTGACGCGCCTACGGCACCCGGTGGCAGCGCTCCGGCGACGCTGCAGCCATTCACGGGGCAGCTTGATGATGCGCCCGCACAGGCAGCGACTCAGCCACAGCGCTCATTAGGGAGCGAACTTGGCCGACAAGTGGGGTTGACCGCCCGGCACGCCATCACAGGTGTCGCAGCCATCCCTGCCATGGCAGCCGATGCCGTGGCAGGTGTTGCCAACAAAGGTTTGGATGTAGCCATGGGCGAGGGGCAAGGATTCCGATTCCCCAAGCAGGCCCAGGCGCTGGACAACGCATTGACCAAAGCCGGGCTGCCGCAGCCGGAGACCGCGCAAGAACGTGTGGTTGGCGACGCTACCTCTGCTCTGGCGAGCGGTGCAGGTGTGGTTGGGCTGGGGCAGGCGCTTGCAAAGGGCGCTGCCGCACCCGTGACCCGCGCCGTGGGCGAGACCTTGGCAAAAGGCCCAGGTGTGCAGTTAACCAGCGGCGCGACAAGCGCGGGCGCTGCGGGTGCAACGCGCGAGGCTGGCGGAAGTGAAGCGGCTCAACTGGCGGCTGGAGTGGCAGGGGCCATCGCCCCCAGCGTGATGATGCCGCGCCGTGTTGTGACAGACACCGGCCGACAGACCCGCGCAGCAGCGCAAAAGGCAGCCGAGCAGGGTTATGTGCTGCCACCGGCTGACCTGAGCCCGGGGCTGGTGAGTGAAGCCCTGTCCGGTTTCAGCGGCAAGATCAAGACCGCCCAGGTTGCCAGCGCGCGCAATCAGAATGTGTCCAACAGCCTGGCGCGCAAAGCTCTGGGCGTGGCGGATGACGTGGATTTGAACGTGGACACGCTGGAGAACATCCGGCGCACTGCAGCTGGCGCCTATGCTCCAGTCGCTTCATCTGGTGTTGTCTCGCCTGGCAAGACCTACTCCAGCGCCCTCGACAAGGCATTGAGCCCGTTCACCAGCCAGGGAAAGTCGTTCCCAGGCGCCCGCGTGCCAAAGGTGGTGGACGACATCAACGCGCTGAGGTCCGGCCAGTTCGACGCGGGCGACGGCCTGAACATGATCCGCACCATGCGCGAGAACGCGGATATTGCCTACCGTGCGGGTGAGGCCATGTCCGGCAAGGCGTACAAGCAGGCCGCCAGCGCCTTGGAAGATGCCATTGAAGACCATCTGAAAAGCCTTGGTCAGCCAGGCGGCGACTTGTTGAAGAACTTCCGTAATGCCCGGCAGACCATTGCAAAGACCTACACGGTTCAGAACGCGCTCAATCCCCAGACTGGCAACGTCAACGCCGTGAAGCTGGCGGCGGATCTCGCCAAGGGCAAGCCGCTGACAGATGAGCTGCGCACGGTTGCCGAAGTAGGGCAGGCTTTCCCCAAGGCAACACAAGCGCTCAAGGAGGCGCCAAAGGCCACCAGCCCGCTCGATTGGTTCGGCGGCACTGCTGCAGCTGCAGGGACCGGAAACATTCTGCCGTTGGCTGCAGTCGCGGCAAGGCCTGCCGTCCGTGCGGGGCTGCTTTCGGCACCCATGCAGCGCCTGGCCATCCGCAATGCCGGGACCGAAGTCACACGGGTTCCCGAAGGTGCGGGCGCGATTGCCGCAGGACTGGCAAGCCGAGCCGGGCAAACCGAAGAACCCGCTCCTTACAGAAACAGGCTGCAGGCAGCCGCAGCGGCGCGCGAGGTGGGCGGGCGGGTGGTCCCAGTTCCTGGGGGATTCGCCATCCAGCGCTGATGCTGCTACATTTCGGCAATGACGAAGCGATACCAACCGCCGATGAGCCTGCGCGAGTCGGAAAACCTGCTGAGCAGTGCTGAAAACTGGGAGGCGACCAAGCGCGGGTGGGTTGCCGATTTCGGCATTCTGGCCCTGGTGCTGGGCGCGATTGCGGTTGGCACACTGCTTTTCTTCGGCTTGGCCGCTGTCGCCGGTTCCGTTGTCGCGGTCATCGTCACCGTGGTGGCGGTGCTGTACTGGCACGACCGCAAGTAGTTTCAGCCGCATCAACACAGGCCCGCTTCGGCGGGCTTTTTTGCGCCCCCCAGTAGGGTTCGCTCCTTTCCCCCATCCCCGGAACACTGCAAGCCATCCACCTTGCAGGAGCCTCCGGCTATGGCCAATACCGCATACCCCAAGGGGGCTCAGAAGATTCTGGGCGCCTCGATTGACTTCATCGACGACACCATCAAGGCGTGTCTGCTGCCCAACACCTACACATTCAGCACCGCGCATGAATTCGTGGCTGATCTTGGCACGCGCATCGGCACCGACCAGACGCTGGCGAGCAAGTCGATTACCGGGGGCGTGCTGGATGCCGACAACCTGGACTACGGCGCTCTGGCCCCTGGCAGCACGGTAAAGGCACTGGTGATCTACAAGGACACCGGGAACACCTCGACGGCTCCAGTCCTGTTCTATTTCGACACCGTGGCCGGGTTCCCCTTTGCCACGAATGGCGGTGCGCTGACCATCCCCTGGGATGACGGCGTCAAGAAGATCGCCCGCATCACCACGCCGTTCTATCCCTTGGGCGCGCAGAAGGTGCTGGCAGGCGAGATCAATTTCAGCTCGGACACGCTCAAGGTCGTGGCCTTGCCGACCAGCTACGTTTACGACGGCGCCCACGAATTCCTGGATGACATCGCGGCGGTAATTGGCACGGCGCAGACGCTGACCAGCAAGACCATTGCGGACGGTGTGTTTGATGCCGCCGACCCCAGTTTTGGCGCCATCGCATCGGGTTCGACCATCGGATCGCTGTTGATCTACAAGGACACCGGCACGGCGGGCACTTCGCCTCTCCTGCTGCGCCTGACTGCTGACAACGCCGTTGGCCTGCCGCTGTCCACGAATGGCTTTGCCATCTCGCACCAGTGGCCTAACGGCTCCGCAAAGATTTTCAGCCTGATCCCGGCGTAAGGGCGCAGCCATGATCGAGCGCTTTAGCAACAACGCAGTGGGCAGGCTGTCGGCCAGCATTGACGACACCGACACCACCATCACGCTGATTGACGACGACGGCGCTGCGCAATTCGCAGTGCCTGGGGCTGGTGAGTTCCAGCGCGCCACGCTGTATTCGCGGGACGCGCCCGGCCTGTACGAGATTGTGCACATCACGGACAACAACCGGCCGGATTTCACGGTCTTACGCGGGCAAGAGGGCACCGTGGCGCAGTCGTGGGCCAGCGGCGCCAATATGGCGGCCCGGGTGACGGCCGACATGCTGGGCGGGTTCCTGTTCCAAGACGAAAACGGCGTGATTCGCACGCTGCCAGGGCGCCCATCGGGCTCTTTTGTGGTCAACGGCCGGGCCAGCGCGGGGCAGGTGCAGCTTTCGGGCTATCACGTGCTTTCTCTCATCAGCGCGGCTCCCGCCACAAGCGCTGGCGCGTTGATGCTGCAGGACCGAAACATGACGCGGGAATCTGTAGGGGGCACCATACTGGTGGACCTGGGCGACGATGTGCCCACTTGGACCTCTGGCTCTTTGTATTCTGCATACAGCATCGTGAAGCCGCCGACACCAGACGGCTACATGTACCTTTTCGAGGCTGCAGACGGATCCAGCGACTCGCAAACCACAACCACGCCAGCGTTTACCGGCGACGAGTTCACCTGTGACGCATTGAACGGATCGACGGTGGTAGGCCAGTGGGTGCCTATTCCTGATCCCGTGGCGTTCGAGCTGATCTTGGGCAGTGAGAACCTTGTGGTCACGGAGGTGGGCTTTATCTGCACATCATCGACGGCAACCACAACGCCTGTCGTATCCATTGGTACGGATGCCAACACCACGCGCTTTGCCAGCTCAGCTTCGCTGTCGCAGATTGCGGGCGCTGGCGATGTGCACCGCATCCCGGTTTCGACTGGCGGTGCCACGGCCGACCGGCTGGCCTTCACGCTGGTGACACCGGCTGAGGGCCGATTCGTCGGGCGCTTCTATTGGCGCGGCTTTTTCGTGCAGCTGAGCTGACGCGCCGATGTCGTATCCACTGATCAACGGCGCCGAGATCAACGGCACCGATGAAGACGTCACCGAAGGCCTGGACCTGGTTACGGCCGGGCTGGGCATCTTGACGGTGACCACTTTGGGTGTTTCTGCCACGCCGATGGAGCTGGGCGCCGTGACGGGTCAAGTGGGTGTTGATGTTGCGGCCACGCCATGGGGCATTGAGATGGTGCGCGCTGGCGTTGGCGTGATTACCGCCGCGCAGCCCGACCCTGATGTCGTTTTGCTGGGGGTGAGTGCCAGGCCGTTGGAGCTGGGCGCGCCCGCATCGTCTGGGCAGGTGACGCTGACCGGCGCCAGTGCTGCGCCGATGCAGTTGGGCAACATCGTGGCCGGGGCGGTGATTCTGGGTGTGTCCGCCGAGCCTTTGGAGTTTGGCGACATGGGCACGGCCGCAGTGCTGATAACCGGCGCCAGCGCCTACCCATTTGAGATTGGCGCCCCGACATCGGGCTTTGCCGCTGCCGTGACCGGCATGGACTTAGCCACGTTCGGCGTTGGCCGGGTGGTGATGGACGCCATGGTTATTCAAGGCACAAGCGCCTACCCGCTTCAACTTGGCGACACCGGCAACCCTGGCACCGTCATGCGCGGGCGCCCAGCATTCCCGATGCAGCTTGGTAAGCCATCCATCAGCCGAGGTGCTACATGCTGACCTTTGAGGCTTTCACGGGCATCAACAACGTCCTTCCTGCGCATCGGTTGACAGGGGCGGACCTGATCGCGGCTACTGACGTGAATATTGGCCTGACCGGAGAAATCTCGCGCCGGGCCGGGTTCACCGAGGCCAGCGACACATGCCACAAGAACGTGCACAACGCGCAGGGCTACCCGTCCACGGGGTTCCAGCTGGCCACCACGGGGGGCGAATTGATCGCCACACATCCGAGCGGCGCGCAGCACGTGATTCACCCCGCGCTGGGTCCTGGCCGCGTGTGGTACTGCGACTTGCCAGACGGCCGAACCACGTACACAAACGGCCTGATTGACGGCGTGACCGACGGGCTCACCGGCCGTGACCGCAGCGTTCCCGCGCCTGCTTCCCTGGGTGTGCCCGGAGAGGCATTCGGCGGGCTGTTCCCTGGCTCCTACCGCTACCACCTGACGCATG